ATGCAAAGCACTTTATGCCCATAAGTGTGGAGTGTTCCAGACAGATGCACATCATGAACATCATCTTACTGGTTTGAGAGATATGTGTGCTGATCTGACACTGTAAAGACTCAGGGCTAAGACATGCTCGCTTCGCTCGAAAGACACAAAGACGAAGGCATCACTACCTCAGTGCTGTAACGGGACGAATGAGGCATGGTAATTCCCCGCCACGCCCCGTCCCATCTCGTTTACTGTCTTGTATATGGGCGAATACCTCTGGATTATGCCAGTGGCGGGACGGTGGAAGGGCGTGGGCGTAGGGTGACAGGCGCCACAGCCATTTCACATGTAGTTCACAACCCTTCCACATACAGCTTACATACAGTTCACTATTGTTCCACCTGTAATACAATAGTTTACTTACTGTCTCATACAGAGGTATGTAGAGGTATACTTATACTACCTAATACGGGGTATATTATACATACACTACACCGATTGATCTTACCTCACTCATGTATAGTTGTATAACCAGTCACCCTAATACATGCGTGGGCGTCCGTGGACAATAACATGTCGGCAGACTGAAAAGACAAAAGACTTAATGAATCTCTTCTAGGTACAAAATCAGTACCGTAACCAAAGGATAAAATGATGCGTAAATTCAAGATCGTTGGCACTAACATGACAGTAACAGCTGATAGTATCAGTGAAGCACTGTCCAAAGCACTGACATTGGTATCTAATGCAGATATTGTGGAGGTGTAGTATGAACATGCTTATGGCAATGGCAGTAGGCGGTATCGTTGGAGTTCTAGTTGGCGGTGCTTTTACACACTACGACTTCGAGAACAAAGTAGTTGAGGTGTATGCTGAAAACAATATGTATGCCACAATTGTAGACCGTGGCATAGTAGACCTGAACACAACTTACTTCGTGATTGATTACAGGGTGTTGAAGCACAGGTAAATGTAAATCACGGCCTACTTGAAACGAGAGTAAAAGTAGTAGAATAATGGGTAAAGACATGCTCGCTTCGCTCGAAAGTGAAAGGTCTAAACCCTAATGACTCTTTTCTAGGTACAAAATCCTAGTAGTGAAACAAATCCTTAAATGTGGTGGCGAACTCATATCGCGAGTGTAGCTGACTAAGCGAATACCTAAGCAAGTATAGTAAACTGCTTACAAATTACAGTGCTAACCAGCGCACTTAAAGATTAACTGGCGTAACTTGTGTGATCCAAGCTAATACAAACTATTTAACTCTATTAAAGGAAATACCTTATGTCTATCTTATCTAAATTTGCTGCTCTTGAAACTGCATCTAACAAAGCTGGCCGTACACCTATGTCTGCTGAACAGATTCAGTCATGCCGTGACGCAATCCGAAGCAAGGGCCGTGGATATAACGTCCACCCTAACCGTTTCGACATACAGACACCTTACTCTGTATCGATCAATTATGATAATAACTGGAACAACTATGGTTCTTTCAAGTCTGCTGACGTAGCCGCTGCTGTTGGTACGATTGTATCAGTTGCATACTTTGGCGAGAAAGCCAAACGTGGTAATTACTCTGAATCAGTAGTTGAATCTTCAGAAGAGTTTACTACTTGGTTAGCAGACGAACGCAATGCTGACATAATTGCTAAAGCTAACGGTGATGCTCCACAGATTCACCAAGTAGCAGCAACTACCCCAGCAGGTGAAGTAACGTTCTAAGTTGTATACTCGATAGCATCCTCAGTGGTGCTATCTATGAATACAGTTTCGCCCTATCTAGCATTCAGGCCGTTAGATAGGGCTTTTTAGTTTTACCCAACTCCTGATGCAACCTGTTAATTTGCAGGTTATACGTTCGGACTATATATCTAAGCAAGGCGTTGCAAGTGCGCCGACACCAGCCGTGACTTAGTATGTGGACAAGAATAGGGTTAGTGGAGTTGGGTTCTTATTATCTTCCTCGTAGGTTTACGTGAGCGCAGCAGACTGGCCACTGTTATGCAGCAAATCGGGTTCGATTCCCGAAGGAAGCCCATACGATCCGTCTTATCAGCGGATAGTGTGCCGCACACGATGAGAAACAGGATGATGCCTGTAGCGGAGCTGGCACGTGGTGGCACGTGTATCGATGGCAGCGATTAACGACTGATACGGTGGTAGGGAGCGAAAGCTTGATTGCTAACGCTCTATGTGTGTTTGGCAGAGGTTGCTCTCTGTTTGCTTATGCGAGAAAACCCTTTACGTAGAAGCCACAGTCGTCTGTCACTTATTTTAAACAACAGGAGAACGTAATGTCTCAAAGTAAGCGTGGTTCTCTTGTTGAATCAATAGTTCAAACCCTGATCGGTGCAGTTATCGGTCTGTTAACACAAGTAATCGTATTCCCACTGTATGGCATGGAAATAAACATGTTAGACCAGCTCGGGATACTTGGAATATTCACGGTGGTCGGTACTATCCGATCATACTTAATTAGACGTTTGTTTGATAGGAAGTTATGATGGAATACATGATATTAGTAGCTATAATTGTAGTAGCAATATTTGCTGGTTTCATATTGTCATGGAGCAGAACGAGTGACAAACTGTTAGAAGAGTTAGCAGATCTTGAAACGTTGCGTGACAAGATGCGGGTGGAAGGTTATTTCTTTACCGATGTACTTGATATCCAAAGAGAAATTGACGAAATAAAGAAAGAATTAGGTATTTAACATGTTCTTAACATTGCTAGTAATACTGGCCATCTTCTTTGGAGGCTTCGTAACCTTGATGCTCTGGTTTGCTTACACTAGTATCTATTGCGCTAAGCAACGGATCGAGTATAGTAAACTGTTATTTGACCGTGGCTTAGAGTTGCGTAAGCTTCAACTTAAGAAGATGCGTATGCGTTACTACTACGCTACACCCGTTGGTAAATTGAGGAGAGAATAATATGTTTGAACGTATTCAAAGGTACTTAGTAATAGTATTGGCACTTGGCATTATAGTCGCCTCAGTGTATTTGTAAGGAGTTAGCATGAACTTAATCGAACAGAGAGAGTACAAAGAAGTACGAAACCTTGTAGAACACTACTTCAAGCAGACAGTATGCAAGGAAGCTATCAAACGTAAGATCATCAGCCAAGGACACAAAGAATCCTTGGTCGACAAGGTGTTGGAGGAATTATGTCTGTAAGTACACCAGTAATAGAGTTAAGAGTAGCTACCAAAGCGATGAATGCTAATGATCGTGTAACTGCTCATCGTATCAATAATGAAGCTGGTGAGTTATTTAACGACTACCGCAGCGATAAGAATGAAATGCGTAATGAATACGTTGCACTGTATGAAGACTATAAGCTAAACTTGCTCACTGATAAAGAGCAAGACCGTTTAAATGATCTTAACCATGAAATCAAGTGTGCTAAACGTAACCTTGAAGCTTTGGCTGTCATACTTAAAGAAACGAAAGAGATTGTCTGCAAATTTTAAGCCCAAGGAGGCATCATGTCATTATACCAAGATCAGATAGATGCCGCTAACCTATTCATGGAGTGGCTTAACGAGTCCGACGAAACCTTTGCTGGCTTATGGGCCAGTGCTGGATACGGAAAGTCGTTCACAGTCAAGCACTTACTGGACACTGTACGTGATCAAAGTGCTTACACGCCCAAAGTTACCTCAATGACTCATTCAGCAGTCGAGGTATTGTCAGATTTTACTGGTATGGAGGTTTCAACACTTCATAGCCTTATGGGTTGGATACCATTCGTCGATAAAGATACTGGCGAAGAAGGACTTTCAACCCCACAGCAGCGCAAGCCTAACGCCAAGCATACGCTCAAAGACTCACACCTCGTGATCATTGACGAAGCTGGGCTTATCGGTAAAACCGAAATGCAACTATTGCGTGAAGAGTGTCAAATAACTGGCGCCCGTGTACTGTTTGTAGGCGATCACAAGCAGTGCTTCCCAGTTATGAAAGACGACGATGAGCTTTGTATCCCTGCTTACGACAATACACAATGTAAGCTTGAGCTAACGATCCCGAAGCGTACCGATGATCATAATGTGATCTTCAAGCTTTCGGAGGCTTATCGTCGTACCGTGGATGGTGCAAGACAGCCCAAGTTGCGTACCATTCTTAACCCTGACAACAAGACTGGTGTACGTGTCGTAGACGACCTAGAGGAAGTTGCAGTCAGTGCGTTCAAAGCAGGTGTACGTGATGGTAACATCGAGGCAATCAAGATACTTGCCTACACCAACGCTAGATGCTTGACACTGAACCGTAAGATACGCAAGAAGGTGTTGGGCATCAATGATACACTGCCACGTGTCGGTGAAGAGATGGTAGCAAATAATGCTATCGAGACTTCAGCAGGTGACATGGTAATGATCAGAAATAACCAGCGTGTCATTGTGAAGGAAGTGGAGCCAACTGTCTCGTATGGGCTAGATGGTGCATTCATACTGTTTACAGACTTGGACAAAGAGCCATTTGAGGACACAGTATTTGTACCGTCATCGCCCTCTAAGTTGCTATCTCGGCTCAAAGAGATTGCCAATGAAGCACGTAACGCTGACAAAGAAGAAGCTAAACCATTATGGAGAGCCTTCTACTCGTTACGTGACTCAGTAGCAGACATACGCTTTACTTATGCCATGACGATCAACAAGGCACAGGGTATTACCCTACATCATGCCTTGGTTGACTTGAATGACATGAACATAGCACGTAACCGAGAAGCAGCAGCTCGCATGGCGTACACAGCCGTGACCCGGGCTACAACTTATGTGACAATTGAAGGAGAATTATCTTGAAAATTATGACACCATTTGAACTTGGTGAACGATATGCTAAGGAAGGGTTAACACACAACCCGTACCTAGTTAATACGAAGCAAAATACCCAGTTCTTTAATGGGTACGACTCTTACCTACGCAGGACTCAGTATCATGGCTCACCAGATCGCACCACACGAGAACAACGAGGTTAGACTCGTACTCTCTGGCGCCAAACCGCTGGCCGTAATTGAGAAAGGCAAAGACCCACATGGTTACGCACTAGCTGTAGCCGTGGCGGGTACTGGCTCTATCTACTCATACGTCAGACCTACTACTGACTCGCCTACAGGTGAGATAATCATAGTTAAAGCTGGCAATAGATACCGCATAGAAGAATACCTCACACTTCTTGAAGGTGGTGTAGAGCTTTACGGTATTAAAGAATACCACCGCCGCATGGGTAAACTATTTGGCTACAGGGATGAAGACATTGAAGACTTCATCGATGCAGAGATTGAATGCTCATGCTCTAAATGCGTGGGCAAGTATATTGTTTGGGAGTAAGTATGAGAAATAGAGTTATTGTTAACACTAGTAGAACTATGTCTACAACAGATATGCAAGTTGGGGATCTTGCAGTAGTTACAAGTAGTTTAATCAATGAAAAACGTATAATTGGGCATGTCATACTTAAGATGTCTGAAAGTGGTTTTGTGTCTTTAACTGACACAAGTAAGGTTTGGTATGGCGATGCTGAATTAGTAGTAGAGATATTGCCAAAAGGCACTGTAATTAACCTGACCGTTGGCGGTGATACAGAATGAAAAAGTATTGTGCAATTGGCTGGTGCGGTAAGACAGTCTATTACTCAACATTCACTGAATCTGAAGCCTACCAAATGGCTTATGATGAATTCGATGGCAACATCTACGATTTTTATGAAGCATAACCAAGGAGCCTATAGTGGAATATTGGAAGCTAACACGTAAAGAGTTGGAACATATTGTATACAGTACAGCTCTCACAATAATAAATGATAAAGGTTTGTACACAAAAGCCAAAGCAACAATATCAAGTAGTCGGACACTAGGAAAGCTAACTACTGAAGAGGCACTAGAGGATAGCGGACTGCTAAATGACTATAGAAAGGGTGTACCAGTATCAGGAAGAATGGATTTCAGAAGAGTTCTAACATATGAAGTTGCTCACCAGCTTGGTATCGGTTGTAAGTATGGTAGAGCTATATGGGAAGATGCTTTTAAATATTGTAAGGAAATAAACCAAGTTGATGCAACATGGGCTTATGGACGACTTAAAGCAGATTGTATAATTATTGACGACTTAATTGATAAACCTAAAGAGGAAACTATTGAAATGAAAATTACAAAACCAGTACTAGTAAACGGCATCGACATCTTAACAGCAAGTGATGATGTGCTAGTAGAGCTTATTCGTAAGGCCAAAGCTCAGCTCAAGGCTGACGAAGATATGATTGAGGTTTCTCAGAAGTTTCAGAAGAAAGCTCTTGAACTTAAAGATATTATCAATCAGTGTGTTGCACAACTAGACAAAGAACCTGAAGCATAACCCCGACAAGGTTAGCATAGCGGAGCCAGTTGATCTCATCTATAACTTGTTTTGAAGTAGAGTCCGTAAGTCCGTAAACAATGGCTTAGCCTACCATGTGCAAACAGGCTAACAATTTAATTAACCTAAACGACAAATGGAGAAACCTATGTCACAAGTAACAGAAGTATTCGGACAATTCGCAGCAAATTTCGGCAACGGTAATGTAGTACTATATGCTACAGAAACAGAAGCACGAGAAGCAGTAACTAAAGCAGCTAAAGGCCAAGAGCACAGTGATCTAGCCAACGCATACGCAAAGGCTCGCGGTTACGAAGGTAAGACAGCAGTTGGTAAAGTTAATGTCATTATTGACTTCCTTACTTACGCTGAATCTGCTGCATTGCCTGTAGATGCTGTTGAAGTACCTGTAGAGTTCTAACTCAATTGGCCCTATCTTAATCGGTAGGGCTTTTCTGGCTCATCAACCCTACGTGGAGAATCCCATGGAATACAGAACACATCAAAAGTTTGACATGAATGGTGACTGCCTTGTGAACCCACGTAGAATGGATGCAAGAGCAATTAAGCTGTTTCAGAAAGATATCAGTGTGCCTTGTGGTTTAGTTGGATTCACTGAAGCTGGCTTAGCCCAAGTATATACTGGTAAATGGACTAAGCCAAAAGAAGGCTTTGTGTCAATGCCAGAAATCGTTGAAATGCGCTTAGGCAAACTAATGGCTAGGCTAGGGTACGACAACGGAGCTATCAAGCATAAAGTTGAAATCCTTAAAAGTATCCTGCTTGGTATCGATATGGCTGCGGTTGAAATCGCTACCCACGGTGACGACATCTACGAACTGTACCGAGAAGCAGAATTCTACTCGTGCATGAAAGGTAACGATGCTGTAAAAGCATACGGTGGCCCCGACACAGCAATGGCTTATATCCGTATGGATGGCAAAGTTGTGGCACGTACTATTATCAGCTTGAAAGAGAAGATCTATGTACGGGCTTATGGCTTTACAGTGTTGATCGAATCGAAGCTGCAAGAGCAAGGCTATGAGCGCGGAGACCTTGACGGACACAGGCTGGCACGTATTGAAACTGGCGATGGTAACTCCATGCTATGCCCATACCTCGACTGCGACTCTACATGTGTGGACGACGAGGGTGATTACCTATTGATCTCACGTTGTGGTGAGTATGATTCCAATGCCACTACTGATGGTGTAGTCGGTGAAGTGAGTTGTCCAAGTTGTGGTGAGAGTCATGACCGTGACCAAGGTTACTACGTAGAAGAACGTGGTGATACCATTTGTGAAAGCTGTTTTGAAGCTGATTGGGTCATGGACGGTTGGGGCAATACTTTCCCACGTGAGTATGCTTACGTGTACAACGGAACCACCTACAACGGCGAAGATGATGATGATATCGTAACTGTTGACAATGAGTACAGGCACCAACATGAAGTTGTCTACTCAGAGCACGAAGGTGACTACATACTGGCTGAAGATAGTGTATGCCTCGATTACAAGGATGACTACTGCAAGAAAGAGGATGCTAAACACTCAGAATATGCCCAAGAATGGTATCTGACTGAAGACGTATGTACAGCAGTAACCGACCTTGACTACCCCGAAGGCGAGATTGTATTTGCCGAGGACACTACAGAGTACCGTGGTGTTAGCTACCATAACGACATAATTGATGAAGTTATCGAAATGAACCCGGAGCTAGACCTATGAAAACATTGTTAATCACAGCTACCCTGTTGGTTACATCTAAAATAATCTTAATCGCAGCTACCCTGTTGATCACATCTTGTGGGCTACTGGGTAAGACTGAGCAAACTCAAGAAACCAGCCAAGCTGTACGTGCGCCAATGACTGCACAGGCTGAAGTAGTTGAGCAGACGATCACACAGGATACGAACCAGAACCAAAATGCTACCAGTGGTGGCAACCAGGTTGAGTCTAAAGAAATTGGTAATGTCATAACAACTAACTATGGCAACATCGATTTTATGACATTGCTTACAATCCTTGCATGCTTTGCTGCATTTAACTTCTTATTCGGCTTGCTAATACCGCAGCCGAGATTTATAAAGTGGTTCTTCTAGTCCGAACACTGGTGTTGATGATTGTGATCGGCACTAGTCGGCCACTAGAAGCAATGCCAGTATTCTTAAACAAAGACTTAAAATATGAGGCGCCTATCATGATATCAAGTGCGAACGAAGGTAGGGTTTTACGTTATGCTGAAACAATCTTGATTCAAGAAGAAGGTTTCAGTGCAATACCTTACTATGACACCGAAGGCTACCCCACTATCGGGTACGGCCAGAAGTTGTCTAATATTAAGTGCTACCCACTATCCGACCTTAGAGTAACAGAAGAAGTGGCCAGAGAGCAGATGAAGCTGGTAATAAGTTCCATATATAAAACTATGGATAACAACATGCACTACAAGACAGAGTGGAGAAACCTTAATAATGCTCGTAAGGCTGTAATCGTGGCTATGATATACCAAATGGGTTACGTTGGTGTGATGAAGTTTGAGAAAATGTGGGCTGCAATTAAGGATAAGAAGTTTATCGGTGCATACATAGAAATGCGGGACTCGCTTTGGTTTAAGCAGACCACAAATCGAGCGACACGGATGGCAAATATCATGTACGATGGTGAGATAGGTGAACCTTATTACGCCACTTTCAGCGTTAAACCTGACGGTTCGGTGACTGAATTGTGAATAAGACTAAAATGGCTCAAGCATTTGACCGTATGCGGCAAGAAAGAGAAGATGAATTATTAGAACTTGTAAAATACTACACCAGTCCAGAGTATTTCTCTATCTGGTATCACAAACAATTTTGGAGCATAGCTAAATGAGTACAAAATCAGATTCAGAAAAGTTAAAAGGTTTGATCGAAACTATGAATAAGTCACAAGTTGGCATCTTCGCGGATCGTGATACTCCACAGGAAGCGTTTGAATACGCTGAAGCATTGGGTAGAGCAGAGGGCATAACGCCTTCAGTGATGGCTACGGCTATCTACGTCTACCACAACACATTACTTAAGGCTCTACTTGAGATTGCCGAAGGATAATTATGGCCAGATACGTTGAAGCTTGTTTAAAATACATACGTGAGAAAGACTGCTACTACCTTGCCAAAGAGGATATTGTAGTCTACTACGCAACCGACACTGGACGACCTCAAGACGCTAAATGGCAGTCACTTACCATGGCGCAAGCTTACCGTGTTGTAAGAGCTATTTATGCTTCTGGATCATTTGATTCTGCCTATATGCTACAGGCTTTCCAAGAAGAAGGCCGTGTGTATGAGTACGGTATCAAGTCCAAGCACAAGGTTCGTGATGGTGTATTCAACTACAACGAGCATGGCAGAGAGTCTATGCTTGATGAAGTATTAGGCTCAATTGCACGTGAGCTTATCAACGAGCACTACATGGCTTTCCTTATGGGTGATTTCCATCAAGTGGCTGGTGAGATCTTACGTGAACTGAAGCTGGATGATGAAGGTACACGTGAAGCTAAAGTGAATGCACTCGAAGCAGAAGGCTACCGAGTAAGAGCTGACGCTGATCGCCCACGGCACTTTGGCCAGTTGGTCACATGTGCTGTTATGTCTGGCTACAAGCCTAAAGATATTCGTCGTATCAATAAGTTAGATGAAGCTAAAATTATAAATGCTGTATTGAAGGAGTTTAGATGAGTTCGACTTGTGTGGAAAGCCTACCCTGCCACGATTGTGGTAGTCCGGGTGGCCGACAAGTTTACCTTAACAAAGACGATGACTTAGGTGTAGAGTGGTATACATCATTTTGCCACAGTGCATGCTGGGAGCAGAAAGGTGATCCCTACACTGATGGAGTAGAGGCGCCTAAAGTCATAGTAAAGACAGCGCACGAGATATGGCAAGAGGTCAAGACGATCACCACCTGTCCCATATTTATACCAAAGAAACCATACCGCAGCATACCGGGCGAGGCTTATAAGTCTTGGAAACTCAGAGTACTGCTTAGCGAGTATGACGGTAAGACACCGTATGCTTTAGGTTTCCCAATGTCTGATGATCTAAGCCTATCAGGTTTCAAGATCAGACCCTTTAGGAAGAAAGCATTCTTTGGTATTGGGCAGACATCAAACTGCGATCCATTTGGTTTAGTACGAGCACTTCGCATACCTAGTAGGATTTTATGGGTAACTGAGGGAGAGTTCGATGCTATTGCACTGGATTACTGTCTCACTAAGGTAACCTTAAAGAAACAATTTCCTGTAATATCACTAACCCATGGTGGAGGCTCGATTGAGAAGAATTTCAATCAAATAGCAGACATACTTGATGACTATGACGAAATTAGACTCGTACTGGATGACGATGAAGTTGGCCACAAGGCTGAAAGCACCGCTATTAGAATGTACGGTAACAAAATTAAACTGATCTCGAAGCCAGTCGGTTGCAAAGATGCAAACGATGCGGTCGAGAATGGTAAAACTACGGAAATGGGCAAACTTGCCCTACTTGAATTATGAATAGATTTGGAATTGACGAAGAAGTTGAGATCACAGATTGTCCTTGTGACACTTGTGAAGAGGCACTTACTGACGATGTAGGCTACCTGTCTGAAGAAGATTTAGAATTACTTACTGTAACATACGGCCCCAGCGAGTCATATCTGGCTGATGGCGTGTCCATGCATATAGAAGGACTTGAAGATTAGGAGGCCACATGGCTAAGCGATTATACACAGCAGATATTGAAGGTGACGGTCTACTCGACACGGTTACTAAAGTCTGGTGTGCATCATTTACAGAACTCAGCTCAAATAACGTGGAGCTACGCAGCTTTACACTGACTGATCCTGACGAGATCGCGGCCATGTTTACCGACCCTGACAATATGCTTATCATGCACAATGGGTACAGTTATGACGCTGCGGCGATCACAAAGGTGCTCAAGGTCAAGGTCAAGGCTGAAATCTTCGACACGTTATTCTACAGTTGGTATCTGTATCCCAAGGCGCTACGCCACGGATTACAAGCCCACGGTGAAGACCTCGGCATTGCTAAACCTGAGATTAATGATTGGGAAAACCTTGAGCTTAAGGACTACATTCACCGATGCGAAGAGGACGTTAGGATACAAACGGCTCTTTGGTTGCAGATGTGGAAACACTTTAAGCTGCTATATGGTGGCCCTAAAAGTATTATGCATGCTATGCGCCACCTTAACTTTAAAGCTCGGTGTGTTGCTATGCAAGAGAAGGCCCGGTGGAAGCTAAATGTCGACTCTACCTATCAAGCACAAGAAATGTTTGCGGCCAAGTACGAAGAAGCTGGCTTAGCCCTGGTTGCTAAGATGCCTGATGTACCTGAGTATGCTACACGTAAGCCACCCGCCAAGCCTTATAAAACGAATGGCGAACTATCGGCTACTGGCCTCAAGTGGAAAGCACTCGTGCTGGAACACATATCGCCCACAGCATATAACGGTGACCCTCTAACCTACAGAGAGAACATCAAAGTAGTCAAGGGTTACAACCCACCTAATGCTGGCTCTCATGCACAGGTTAAGCGTTGGTTGAACAGTATGGGTTGGATTCCCTCATCGTTTAAGTTTAAGCGTGATAAGGAAACTAATGAAGTAAGGCAGATACCTCAGATCAAAGATCCTGACACTGAAGAGTTATGTGAATCGATCACTATGATGGTTCCTAAACACCCGCAGCTTAAGTACTTGGAAGAGTTCTCAGTAGTTAAGCACCGACTCGATGTTGTGAACGGGCTAATACGTGACATGGACGAAGAGGGCTACGTTCAAGCTACTGTTAAAGGTCTTACGAATACGCTCCGCTTCCGTCACAAGGTCTGTGTTAATATCCCATCCACACGTAAGCCATACGGTGAACTTATCCGTAGCCTGTTCATAGCCCGAGAAGGTTATGAGCTATGCGGTTCTGACATGTCCTCACTCGAAGATCGTACTAAGCAGCATTACATGTGGAAGCACGATCCAGAATACGTGAAGGAAATGCAAGTTCCAGGCTTCGACCCACACCTTGATATGGCGATTGCTGCTGGCCTTATGGCAGCGGAAGATGCTATATGGTACAAGGGTGCTACCGAGGAACAGAAACATACGTCACGTTACATTGCACTGGGCAAGGTTCGTCATGGTGGCAAGTCTACAAACTACTCAGCTACCTACGGCGCCAAAGGCCCGACTATTGCACGAGCCGCTGGTGTGCCAGAAGCGCAAGGTGACATGTTGTATGATGGATACTGGAAGCGTAATTGGTCACTGTTAGCAATCGCTGATGAATGCACCGTGGTCAACTCACGTGGTATGAAGTGGTTGTGGAACCCGGTCGCCAAGATGTGGTATTACCTCAAGGCTGAGAAGGATCGGTTCAGTACTTTGAACCAAGGCACAGGTACGTATGCATTCGACCGCTGGTTGTACCATACACTTGAACGCCGCCCACAGTTGACCGCACAGTTCCACGATGAAGGTATCTGGGAACTTAAGAAAGGTTTCCGTGAGCAAATGACTAAGATCCTCAAAGATGCTATTGCAGATGTTAACGAGGAATTGAAACTAAACAGAGATCTGGATTGCGATGTCGCATTCGGAGATAACTATGCGGAGGTACACTAATGGCTTTTGAACCAAGCGAACAAGTAATGATACAACACGGATTCACCCCCGGAGGCTTACCTAACTATAAGTCAGGGCTATTCAAGACTCCGGTATTTACCAAAAACGATCACTTTGCTGATATAACTGTTACGGAGAAGCGCACTACAGATGCTTTTGACTCTAAGCATAAGAAGTATAAGGAGCTTAATTTAAAGAAGCCTCGTGTTAAGGAAATAACTCAACATAACGGTTGTATGGAATACCCAGATGAACGTGCGGCACAGGAGAATTCTGACCAAGCCATGCGTTTCAATGCTGGCAAAACAGAGCTTTCATACATGCTAGATGCTGACGTAGCAATGAAAGGCATGTGTGAAGTATTTGCTTTCGGTGCTGAAAAGTATGACCGAGGCAATTGGAAGAAAGGACTACCTGAGAACGAGGTGATGGATAGCTTACTACGTCACTTGACAGCGTATGCTAACGGTGAAGTTCTAGACCCCGAATCAGGTAAACCACATATAGATCACATTACTTGTAATGCGGTCTTCTTAGCAACTTTTGGTACAAGGATACCAACTAATGACTGAAGTAGTTCACGGGCCGCAAACCCGTTTGTCACAAGAGATCCACGCTCTTAAATATCGTGGAGATGGCGAGAGCTTTTATGATGGTGTTACTCGCTTTGCTGATACATTGGCTGATGATTACGATCACTTTAGAGCTATTCAAAGCATCCTATTGCCTCAACGCTTCATGGGCGGTGGTCGTACACAATCTGCAATCGGTAGCCCGAACAATGTTACAGCATTTAACTGCTTTGTGTCTGGAAACGTAGACGATAGCTTCGATGTTATCATGGATCGGGCCAAAGAAGCGGGTGAGACCATGCGTAAAGGCGGTGGAATCGGGTATGATTTCTCTGATTTACGTCCTGAAGGCGACTTGATTGTATCTTTAGGCTCGGCTGCTTCAGGCCCAATAAGCTTTATGAAGATTTACGACTCATTGTGCAAGACTGTATCATCTGCTGGTCACCGCCGTGGCGCTCAGATGGGTGTATTGCGTGTAGATCATCCTGATATTGAGAAGTTCATCACAGCTAAACAGAACCAAACCGAGTTGACAGCGTTCAATATCAGTATAGGTATCACCGATGAGTTCATGCGTTGTGTCGAAGATGGTGGAGAGTTTGAGCTTAAGTTCTTAGGCAAAGTGTACAAGCGAGTAAACGCTAAAGCACTTTGGGAAAAGATTATGCGCTCGACATGGGACTGGGCTGAACCCGGTGTATTGTACATTGATCGGATCAACGAGTCTAACAACTTGTGGTACTGCGAGACTATCAAAGCAACTAACCCATGTGGTGAACAACCGTTACCACCTTATGGTGCATGCTTGCTTGGGTCTTACAACCTAGTCAAATACATCAAGCATGATGTCCACACTGAGAAGAACTACTTCGACTTCGACCAGTTTAAGAAAGACATCCCTCTAATTACACGAATGATGGATAACATCCACGACAACACCGTGTTTCCATTGCCAGCACAGGCACAGGAAAGCCACGACAAGCGTAGGATGGGTATTGGTGTAACAGGTTTGGCTAACGCAATCGAAGCATGTGGCTACTCTTATGGCTCTCCTGACTTCAATCGTGTATCAGAGAATATCTTTGAAGTACTACGTGACGAAACCTACTATGCCTCGGCAATGCTTGCTAGAGAGAAAGGTGCGTTCCCGATGTTTGAAGCAGATGCTTACTTAGCTGCTGAGTTCATCAAGACGTTACCAACTTATGTACGTGAAGCAATCGCTAAGTACGGTATCCGTAACAGCCACTTGCTATCTATGGCACCAACAGGAACTATCTCGCTAACATCTGATAACGTATCAGGCGGTATCGAGCCAGTGTTCAGCCATGGCTACACACGGACGATCCAGACTGTAGATGGCCCAATCTACGAAGATGTCAAGGACTATGCTTACGCTACTTGGGGTCTTAAAGGTAAGACTGCCGGGGAATGTACCGCAGACGAGCATCTAGCAGTGCTTGCTCTTGCGACTAAGTATGTTGACAGTGCAGTAAGTAAAACGATTAACGTGTCACCTGACATGCCATGGGAAGAGTTTAAAGGCATTTATGTCAAGGCTTGGAAGATGGGCTGTAAAGGTTGTACCACGTTCAATGTTGGCGGCAAACGATTTGGAATTCTGAATGAAACGAAGACTGATGAAGAAGAAGATAACAGCGAAGCGAAGGCATGCTTCATTGATCCCGCCACCGGACAGAAAGAATGCAGCTAGTGATAGAAGCATTACACTAAACTATATCAATCCTAATTTTGGAGAAATACTATGAGCGAAGTAAAAGCAGAAGAGAAGAAGAATTCAATCGTAACTGTTAAAGATGTAATCTTTATGTGGTCGTCAGTTAATCGTGCGGTTGAGCAGAAGAATGAGGATAATAAGCCACCACTTAGCGACAGTCCTCTTGAGTTTCACTCTTATGAGATTAAGGTTCTTATCACTGATGAGAAGTTTAAGAAGCTGAAGAAAGAGTACAAAGGTGCTCGTAACTGGACTTATGCTAAAGAGTTCGAGAAAGAAGAACTTGAAGCTAAGTATAAAGATATTGATTTCAGCTCACTAGATAGTGACGACTTGGTGTTGATCAAGTTCGCCTCTACATGTTTGCAAGGTGCAAAAGATAACCGCACACCTTCTAGACCTATCGAGCTAATCGGTATCAAAGGCCGTGTACAGGATATCAATGGCCAGCCTGTAACTCAAGAAACTGAGTTCTCTAATGGCTCTAAAGGTCACTTCCAGTTCCGTGTGAGTGAGACTAAATACGGTCTCTACTTGTACCCAGCATTGGTCTGCCTTACAGACTTTATTGAGTACACTGGCGGTACGTCTACACCTGACTACGACTCTCTTGAACTTGAAGAGTTGGAAGATGTTGATGTCAAAACTGAAGCTAAGAAAGCTAAGAAAGTAGCCGCAGTTGAAGCAGCAGAAGCAGCAGTTGATTCTGAAGAAGACGAACCAATCTTTTAAATAATGCATAGCCCTATCTTAACAGGTAGGGCTTTTCTAGTTAGGAATTAAAATGTCTTATGCAGATCTTGGTCTTACAGACTACGAAGTAGTTGACAAGACCTTAATAATTGATGGAGACATCATAATATACCGACCCTGTTGCATATTCAACGATGATGACGACCATAGCCGTAAGAAGATAGCTAAACTAATAAGCAAGAAAATTGATGATCTCATGCTTGCTGCTGGCTGTAACAAGTACATAATGTTTGTCACAACTAAGTTCAATTTCCGTGACCAACTTGTTGATGACTACAAGGCTAATAGGAAAGATGTTGAACGGCCTGTAAACCTTGCATGGGCCAAGAAGTGGTCTACTGAAAACCTTAACACTCACTATCACAAAGGTTTAGAAGCCGATGATTTGCTTGGGATTTATATGGATGACGACACAGTGTTGTGGAGTCTAGATAAAGATCTTCTACAAATATCGGGCAAACACCTTGACGATGACACCATGAAGGTGAAGGAAGTAACTTATGAAGGCGAACTTGAAGATCGTGGCAAGAAGGTGTATTTCACTGGTATGGTTGGCTTTTACTATCAGTGCCTTGTTGGTGATAGCACTGACAATATCGTTGGTTGTGGCAAGCGTGTTCCTGCTACCTACAAGTCTGGTGCAAAAGCTGGCCAAAATTATATCAAGCGCCAAGGAATCGGCAGCAAAGCGGCTCTCAAACTTTTACAGAACGCTGAAGATCCGCTATCTGTTGTCATTAATTGCTATAAAGAGCTTCATGGCGAAGATTGGCAAGAGCAATTAGAAACCCAGGCTAACCTACTCTGGATGGTAAGGGAGCATGATTATAATCATATCAAACGTTGGACTTACGATGGCCGCGATGAGTGGTTTGATCTTGTAGAGGGAGTAATCCTTTATGGCTAAGGTAATAAAGCAACTGAAGTCTACGGCTGATGTTTCTAACCACCGACGAGCCAAAGCTATCCAACAAAAATATAAGTGTCCTATTTGTAAAGGCACTCTCTCGGGCAAGATCACTCTCGATCATTGCCACTCCACCGGGCATACACGCTCTACCCTCTGCGACTCATGCAATATGAGCGAAGGCAAGGTAAAAGCGGGGATCTTATACATGACCCCGAAAACCAACTTAGGCTACACTGACAAAATACAATGGCTTAAGAACTTGGTCAAATATTGGGAATACCACGAGAAGAACCCTTCTGGTGTCATACACCCCACATTTGATCTTAAAACTGGCAAGCAGAAGCCTGTCAAACGTAAGAGAAAGTAATATGACTACAAATATTGAGATGCCTGAGTTCATTCCGAACACAGACCGGGCGCATGTTGTAAACGTAATGGAGAGGACTACGTTCCTCGACATAGAAACCTCACTGGTTGAAGCGTACACATTCCGCACTGGCATGCAACGTATCAACATCGATCAATTGAAAGAAGGTAGCCAAACTAAGTTGTTAACTGCAGCTTGGGGAACATGGCACGACCTGTATTACTACGGTGAAGATGGCGTTAAGTCTGTAAGTAATCATCACCGAAAGACAGCGTTCAAGAAGGATCCATTAGATGATACGTATGTACTCCGCAAGTTGTGGGACGTACTCGACCAGTCTGACATCATAGTTGCGCACAACGCAGCATTTGATCGCGGCTGGATCGAGGGGCGTTTCATGGATTTAGGCTGGAAGCAACCTTCTAAGTACTATGTCTATTGCACATTCCGCACACTGCATGGCCTAAATGGTAACAGCAAGAAGCTTGATTACTTATCACAGAAGCTTGCTGGCACTGAGAAGGTCAAGCATGATGGCATGTCACTATGGATTCGTTGTGCTGAAGGTGACGTATCTGCCTTTGAAGAAATGGAAGAGTACAACATCGGTGACATATACGACACATTGTATCAAGTATACATGCGTACTGCACTGTATGTTAACCGTTACAAGTGTATCGATCTAGCTGGTGAAGGCTTGTTCTGCAGCGTAACTGGTGACCCATTGGTGAAACAAGAGGCACTGTACAAGAACCGCAACACAGCTCTGCAGTACTACACGTACATCAACGAGCACTACAACCTTGAATATCGTGACCGTTACAATATCCGCTCTAAGAAAGCTGGTGCAGGTCTGATACGTCCACTTATTGCTAACGGATTAAACTAATGGCTGACCCTACTGAAGTACTAGAGTTAGCTAAGAAGATGGCAACAGAAGTTGTAGATAAGTTAGCCAGCCAAGATCTCAGTGAAGAAGAGTTTGTCGCAGGTGTGAAAGCATCTGCGGAACTCTTTGAGGCTACGTCTGAGATATTAAACATGTTGATCAAGAAGTTTGATCAGCCCACTGTTCACTAGGAGAACCCGATGAACATATTTGAATACTTAAATCTTCCTGCGGATCACCGTAAGAATTCCAACAAGGTTACACAACTGGTTAAGCACTGGGACGATGTTACCGATAAGAACAAGCAGGGTAAGACTTTTGCTGTTCAAATGAAGCGTGATGGTGTATGTGCCATCACTATTGTTAAGCAAGGTTACGTAGCTATATACTCTCGTACTGGCAAGCGATTTGCTAACACTGGTATTCTTAGAGAGCGCATTGCACTTGCTGAGTTGCGTGACGGTATCTACTTAGGTGAAATGTTGGTTCCTAAGTCTGTGGCATCATTAGAGGAACTGTCAGGTGTTGTCAACCCTAACCGTACTAAGGCACTTGATCACGAAGGTACTGTAATTGCCAAGTATCTTGAAATGCACTTCTTCGACCTGATTAGTATTGAGTCATTCATAGAAGGCGCCAGTCAAACTCCGTTCAGCCGCAGATTCAACAACCTGGCCGAGCGCCTGTACCCGGTTGCTACTGAGTACTTAAAGATTTGCCCGGTAACAATCGCTAAGAATCTTCAGCAAATAGAGCATATACGTGACGCACTGATTGAACAGGGTGAAGAAGGTATCGTAATCCGTGACCTACATTCTGATTGGATAGCAGGACACAAAGGCTACCGGGCGATGAAGATGGTTCGTGGTGTAGACTATGACCTACGCTGTATTGGTTATGAAGAAGGCACTGGCAAGTATGAAGGTAAGGTTGCTAATCTAATCTTTCAGTGGAAGGATGGTGAAACTATTAAATGTATGCTTGGTAAAGGCTGGACACATGAAGCTGCTGCACAAATGCTTTTCGACATTGTAATAGGATCTGAAGATGAAGATAGTCACCCTATTGGTAAAATCTTCCAAGTGTACGCACTAGAAGAATCCAGCAAAGGGAAACTACGCTTACCAAAAGTCGGAGAAATGAGACACGATAAGGAAGAGGCTGATGTTTAATATCGACACCATTCGTAACACGGTGTTCGGTGAGTTGGGCGATAACGTCCAGCTTTACTTTGACATAGAAGGTATCTTGGTTTCTAAGACTAAGACTTTCCCTGTAGGTTACATTACAGATCACAAGAAAGATGTAATCTACGTAGGTGTGATACGCTGGCACCAAGATAAGAAGATGATCGAACAGAACATGTATGATGTGATCGAACAGATCAAGAACGAAATCAAATCTTAACTAGGAGGGTAACATGATTGAATTAGATGGCGGCATTATGTTGCCCATACCAGTAAAAGCTAAAGGGTTCACAATGCCAGAGGGCTATCCTCGTAGACGTTGGGACTCAGAGCGTAACGACAGGTGGACTCGTGCTTATATGCATTGCCTGTACACGTTACCTCTACACTTCGACACGGCACTGCACTCAGTAGTGCCAAAACTAGCAGCCAAAATGCTAGAGTCTTCTGACCCGAAGAATGTAGCACTACGATTTATGGGTGAGATGGAACTGGCAGGTTATGTTCACTTTGAAAGAGGTATGGACGAGCGTATCGTTGTGCCTACTAAGAAGTTTCTAAACCTTAAGCTGGATATAGAACGTGCAGATCACACTGCGATTTCTTACCCCAAGCTGGAAGACGAGAAGATGCCGGGTATCGTTATTCGTAACGGTGACAGCAGCCCTAATAACAAACGGGTACTATCCATAACTACAAATATGGCTAACCAAGAGTTTGAAATTAATAAGTTTATCAAGGACTTAGTGGACAAGTACCCACCTGAGTTTAAGAAGCTTAAAGACATGTACATGTTTGATAGAAGTACAAACTCAGCCCGTATACTGCAAGATGAGAAGTTTAGATTTCCCATATTCTCAGATAGCAGGGCGCGTCATTATACTGACACTACTTGTGGATTTACGTACCAAGGCGCCGACCATGAAAAAGCTGTAGTCATTCCGACTTATGCTGAACCACTAACTAAACAAGGCTACAAGGCTCTGATCGAATCCGCTCATGGGTATTCAGAGATGAACTGGTCACCATTGGAGATGGCGAAACATGCTAACGACCCTGAGAAGTACAAAGAAACTTGGATGCAAGCTGACAAGCCATACTCCTATATGGCTACTGCTTACCTTATATGTGCTTATTGGCTTGACCCTAGCGTTCCCTTACCTTCGTTCCCACCCTTGGATGGACGATGTAGTGGCTTGCAACATTGGTCTGCTGTTATACGCAGTAATGCGATCACTAGTCACCTCGGCATGCACAAGGAAGAAGCAGGGCTAGACATCTATGAGAAGGTAGCTGACGATTGGAAGCAAACCTTGCCTACCCGGGATCACCAGTACGCCACCCGGAAAGCTGCAAAGATCCCGGTAATGACCTGGGGCTATAACGCCACTCGGATGACCGCCATGGAACACATGGATAAGTTGTTTGGCGCCGAACAGCGTTGGGACAAGGATCAGGGGTGCTATATTCGCTACGGAAAGGGGCTAGATCGTGGCACTGCGAGCCGTTTGGGTGTAGACCTATACAATGGCATGCAGAAAACACTCGGCCCATTACAAGGCGCTGTAGACTGGGTGAGCAACTCGGCCCACGCCATAGCGAGTAAGGGAAATGCCAATATTCGCTGGGTGACACCTGATGGATTCCACTGTATGCAGAGGAAAATCAAGGGTGAGAAGGTCGATATAACGTGTACGCTTAGTGATGGGTCGAGATTTGACCTAGACATTAAGGATTTTGACAACAACACACCCAACTCGGCCAAGCATAAATCAGCGATTGCGCCCAATGTTATCCACAGCCTAGACGCTACACATTTACGTATGGTGGCTAGACGGTTGAGAGAACTGGGACTACCGATGATATTCATTCACGACAGCTTTGCGACTCACGCTAACTACACTCATATTCTTTACGACATTATAGTGGAAGAGTTTGTCAAGCTTTATGATATGAATTATCTGATGTGTTTGAAGATGTTCTGGGAATCTGAGTACGATATTGTGTTACCTTACCCGCCAGAAATGGGCGACTGGAAACCCGTTAGTTTACAAGGACTTACGAGGTTTTTCCTGTAAATGTACGCAGATTACACGCTAATGGTAAGCCCTTCCGAAAAATGCCAGAAAACTTAACGTTTAGGCATAGTCCGTTACTACCCCGCAACCAAAGGGAGAGGACTAGGAAGGGCTTTACATACATTAGGAGAAGCCCATGACCGAGATAGCAATCTCACACGAGTTTGAACTAATCGCTCAGGCGATGCTACAGACACGCGGCGACCTCGCGAAAGCTTCCCGCTTTGGTACGGTCGACCACAACGCAATGTCCTTACGGGCAGTTGTAAAGAACAATCCCGAGATCCGTCAACGCTACCACGAGCTGCTTGCACAAGAAATGCAGGAAAAAGGCTTGCACATCGCGGAACGGATTTTGAAAATGGCTGAGCTACAAGAGCAAGCCTTTGGCGGTGAAATGGAAATGGATGGAGAGATCATTCCTATTCCAGCCGACCCCAAGATGGTTATAGAGCTATCTAAAGAAATCTCTCGCCTAATTGCAGAGGGCAAAGGGCAACCTATGTCTGCAAAGAATACCATGGTGCTTGCCAGTAAAGAGGACGCTAAGGATTTGCTCGAAGCGTTTCTTAACTCATGAGTAAGATCCAGAAGATGTCCGATGATGAAGTAGCAGTACTTCGCGAACATCTTGAAAACAACTTTGAAGACTTTAGTAAATTCTGCTTTAAGATCATGACTGGTCAAAAGCTGATGCACGTGGACTACTATGTAATACTGTTCAACGTGATCCAAATGTTAATCGATCAAACCTGTACTCGCATGATCATTAACATTCCACCACGCGCCGGGAAGACGCTGATTATTTCTATATTCCTTCCTCTTTTCGCGTGGGTACGTAACCCCAGCGGTCAAACCATATTGACCGGATTTAACTCTGACGTACTAGCCGAGTGTTCTGGCTACATACGAACAATCATGAGTGATCCCGACTTCCAAAAGGTGTTCCCTGATGTCGTAATCGATATGAACAAGAAATCGATTGAACGGCTTGGAACCATGTCGGCTGGGGTTCTGCATGCAATACCTACCACAGGTAAGATGACTGGTAAGGGTTGCGGTGCTCTGGTTGAAGGCTTTGCAGGTTTGATGGCGATAGACGATGTTATCAAACCCGATGATGCTAATAGCCCGACAGAGCGCGATAAGATAAATAACCGATTCAGCAATACACTCCTGTCACGCTTAGCGACTGAGACGACCCCGTTAGCTATAATCATGCAACGGTTACACGCTGATGACTTATGCGGTTATTTAATGAAAGGTGGTTCGAGTGACACATACAAGTGGTTAAACATACCCGGTATTGTGACACCTGAAACGGGCTCTAAAGAATGGTATGACGCACAGATAGAAGAGTTTGGCTACAGTCATGTAGAGCCAATACTCTATGAACTACCCGAGTCAGAGTATCGCACTTACGAAATGAAAACCTTTGAAGGTAAGGAACAACTGGTTTCCTCCTTCTGGAAAGTTCGTAAGACTGCAGATACTTTGCTCGGGCTGTGCGAGAAAGATGCCTATACATTCTACTCCCAATATATGGGTAAGCCAATAGGCAAGGGCAAAGCTGCTGTTAGCATGGACATGATACGAACGTATGAGAACATCGATGAGTTCCAAGTACGTTACACGTTCATGACAGCGGATACTGCCTCGACCACCGCATCTTATTCAGATTGGTCAGTGGCCTGTTTATGGGGTGTGACTAGATGTAAGAAGCTTGTACTCATGGACGTACATTTAGGTAAATGGGAGATCCCAGACCTGGAACCAGAAATGAGAAACTTCTGGCGCAAGCATAATGTCTACAACATACACAGACCCTCATGGAAGCCACGTGCATTCTATATCGAGGACAAGCAATCAGGCTTGTACCTAAACCAACAATTTCTGAAGGATGGAACTGTCAAGGTTCGCCCAGTGCCTCGTGATGGTACAGCAAACAACGATAAGTTTTCAAGATTCCTTAACACGATACCTTACTTCAAACGAGGTGAGATCGTATTACCGAGAGGTCATGAACATTATAATCATATACTTAGAGAACTTTTAGGTCAAAGTGAATTAGGATCGGCTACTGGCCATGATGACTTCGCTGACAATGTATCAGATGCAGTGGCTATTGCCTTTGCTCAGGCACAGATGTCCTACGAGTCATGGAGCTAAAATGCTTAAAACAAGGATCGATCCACGATCAAAAGATAATCACACAGTGTACATGGTGCGGAAGGATGGCAAAGTAACTGTTGCTTCTTTTACCTCTGAGAAGCCTTGTACATTAGTTCTCGAATCTGGCCCTGACCACTACTTCTACAAGGATAATGGTTGGTCATCAATAAAAGGATAAGCTAAATGGCATGTAACGTTATAGGCTCTTATAACTTTGTTGTAAGGCAAGGTGATGACAAGATCCAGAAGTTTCGGTACATTGCCGATGACACTCCTGTTGATCTTACTGGCGCAACAATAGAGTTTGAGTGCGCCCTATCTAAGTTTACTCAAAATGCTGTTATAACAAATGCAGTAGGTGGTGAGTTTGAAATTACATTTGCACGTGCTGATACAGTAGACTTGAGCGTTTTTAGGGTTAAGTACGAGGTATCTATTACAAGTGCAACCAACCTTAAGAAGACTATCTTCGTAGGGACAATACACTTCCCAAAAGAGGTAGCTACTTAATGTCTGAAATAATTGAAGTATACGTAGAAGGCCCACAAGGCCCACAAGGAGTTTCTGGTGTAGGTATACCTGCTGGTGGTACAGAAGGTCAAATACTGAAGAAATTGGGTGTAGAGAACTATAGCCTAGCTTGGTTTGATAACAACAAACTTAACGGTTTTGTGGACTTTAATGATACCAGTACTGCTTCTGCACCTGTAAGCATAGCAGCAAACACTTGGACAGATATTCCAAACGATGGACTAGGTAGTTTTAGTAACCTGGCCTACCAACCTGATAATGCTACAATAACTTTAGACTCTCTTGGTAATTTTATATTTTCAGATTTAAGCCTTGGTGATCAAGTTATAATCCGTAATGACTACACTGTGTACCCTAATATAAATAATGCATTACTCAAGTTTCGTTATGTCTTAGGAGAAGGTGCAAGTCAATATACACTTGAAAAGAGGGTAGGCCGACTTGATGATGGGGCTGGTAATCTGTACAGGGAATCTCTGGTAGCTGACTATATCTACGCAGGTGATGTAAACACCAAAGATTATCCAATAAAATTACAATTACACTTATCCAGTGGTGGAACTTTTACCAATGCTGGTTCTGCAATAGGAATATTTAAACATGTCTATTAAAGTTGTAAGGAACGAAGCTGGCAACTGTATTACTTTTGAAAACTCTACTGTGCCTACATACTTTAATGCATGCCTATCTGCACAAGCTGAAGGTGACACAGTAAAGGTAAAGAATGATATAAGAAGCAAAGAGTTGGGAAGAGAGTTTAACGAATTTTCTAACGTACCTTATCAAGAGTTTAGGGATGCTAATGGTGACTCTTTTGCATCTGCACAAGAGGCTGCAGATTATATAACACTTAATGGTAACGTAGCAGCCCCGGCTGATATAAACGTAGGTTACAAAGGATCTTACGATGCATCTACAGGTCTGCTGCCCAACTATCCAAGCCCGGTCGCAGGTGACTGGTTCTACATAGGAAACTCTGGTGACATATCTGGAACTACTTATGAAGTAAACGATATTATAAAGTACAATGAAACTAACAGTACTTGGGAAAGATTAGCCAACAACAGTGCTAGGCTTAGCCAAATAGAGGATAGCGCACTTACACAGTATGATATACATGTAGACTCAAGTTACACAGGACAAACCAGGACTGGATCTAGTTTACAACCTTATACAAGTCTTGAGATAGCTGTCGCTAACTCTGTACCTGGTAACAGTATACTTATCAAAGGTACTCAAGTACTTAATTCTGAGGTTGTGTTACCACACTCTTTGTCGTTCTACGGGGCATCTAACGCTTCAGTTAAATATAGCACTTACAATACATCTAACGGCGACCTACTTAGTTTTAACGGTACTGGTGTCGAGACTTTCGAGTTCTTTGACATTGCGTTTAGTAATGCAGGTGACTACGGATTGTACATCAGGAACGTGCTAAGCACTGTAATTAAGGATTGTACCTTCAAAAATAATGGCTGGGATGGCACAGGGCTTAATACAGTAGTTTCTGAGACCGTTTCGGGTGTGCTAGGTTATGATAGTTCTAGTACAGACTTACAAGCTTTTTACGCAAGTTCTAATGCGTCCAATGGTGGTGCAGTACGTATACAAGACTCTGCTGCTGTAGAGTTAATTGGTAACGTAGTTACTGAGAACTTAAGAGGACTGCGTGTACAAGACTGTGGTATAGGCGGCTTCGGGTACGTAACACGTAACCAATGCAGCAACAATATAGAGTCAGGTATATACTTAGCTTCCAGTGCTTACAACGCTACAGGTGGTTGCGAGAACTTTACAGTGTACAACAACGCCAGCAGCTACAACGCTAACAACGGTATCCTAAGTGTAGGCGGTATCAATAACGTGATCTCGCTTAATATCATTAGAGGTAACTGGAACGCTGGTGTAATGGCGTGGCATGCGTCTAATACTATTGTACGTGATTTGGACTTAAGTAACAACAACCGTAGTGCTTACAATGGTATCGGTAACACAGGGGATGCACATAGCTCTATCACAATTGCTGGCAACACTGCTAGAGCAGATAGAGACTATCTTGTATCGGTTCTAGGTACAGAGGTGTACAACACAGGGCTAGGCTCTAATACTTCTCGTATAGGTTTACAAATTCTTGAAAACGTGCAGGAGATCACTGACGACTACTCTAGGACGCTTATTAACCTAGACGACATAGGGTTCCAGAGTCAGGACTACGCTATAGATTGTTTAGCTGACTTAGCTACAGTTAAGCTTACTGTAGGTGATTGTCGCTACATAGATACAGCAGAAAAGAACATAAACATTGTATCCGGCTCTTACTATGAGTTACCGTTTAGTAACCACGTAACCTCGCTTAAGTACGCTGATTTCTCTCAAGACGGTGAAGCTATTATTATTAAAGAGGGTACTATAGGCGCTAGATTGAACCCGTACAGTGTGTATGACCTTAAGGCTGTAGAAGGCTCTACAGGTATAGACATTGTGTTTATAGGTTCCGATAAGGTGCAGTTCACTTTAGACCCGGCTAACGTAAGTATTGACGGCACAGCATTAACAGGTACAGTACCAGAGAAGGTTAACACGTTGAACGCGCTGCTACAAGCATCTGGCTCTCCTGTAGGTAACGCCCCTGTAATCACTTCTAGTTTAGCTATTAACCTAACAGAAGGCGATACACTTAATTATGAGCTAGTAGCTACAGATGGTGTAGGGTACGAGTGGGACTTATCGAATGTACCGGGTGTAGTTAACGTAGAAGGTAATATGCGTAAACTCATTGGTGGTAGCTCTTTAGCTGTCGGTGAGTACGCTATCCCTGTTAAGGCAGTTAACCTAGTAGGCGAGGACTCTCAGATAGTTGAGGTATCTGTAGGTAGCCCTCCGTTTACTAGCAGCAAGAGCATAAACTTTTCTAACCAAGATTGGATGGGAGCTAATGCCTCTTTATTAGACGCTACCCTAGGTCGAGCTAGTAACGGTAGTGGCAGCGCAGACGCATGGAGTATGAGCTTTTACTTCAAGCCTAGTACAGAGGTGCAAGGCCAGACTATCTTTTACTTCGGTGATAATGACGCTAATAACGGCGGATATATACAAGTTATGCAGCTTAACAACGGAGGAAACAAAGCATTACGTATACGGTACGGCTCTAACAATAACTGCTTGCGTATGCAAACTCTGTTTGGAAGTATTACGGCAGGTACATGGCATCATGTATTAATTACTTACGATGGTGGTACTACAGGCTCTAGTAGCGCATCTATGAGTACTTACTACAGCCGCTTTAAGATATTCGTAGATGGGGTAGAACAAACCCGGAGCGATAGTCATGTTAACTACGGTTACACTGGTGGTGTTGACCCTGATAACTTACGAGTAGGTAGGCACGTGTCAGGTAATTACATGCGTGGTTGCCGAATGAGTGAACTAGCTGTATGGAATAGCGACCAGAGCAGTAACGTTAGTACTCTGTATAACTCAGGAGCACCGTTTGATTTAGGTACGCTAAGTACAGAGCCTAAGCACTGGTGGCGTATGGGTGATGGTGATACGTACCCGTATGTATTCGATGTAGGTACAGAAGCTAACTGTATCTTTGTTATGAACAACATGACAGCAGCGGATATAGTAACGGATGCGCCTTAAAACTTAATAAACTGCCACCTCTGCTTATGCATGTGGCAGCTTTCAACCTAGAGATTATTATGAAATTAACAGAAACTTGGGTACAATTATCCACTACTGGTGCTGTGCTACAAAGATTGTCTTGCAAGGCTCACGTGCTACTCAAGTACAGTGGCAGTGCTCCATCTAGCGACACAGATGCTTATCGATTAGAACACAACAACCCGGCCATTATGCCAACTATTACAGGTGTAGGCTTGTGGGCTAAAGCTGAAAAGGGTACTGCAAGAATTACCTCTACAGACTTGGTGTAGTGCTATGCAACTGACACTTGATCTTGAATTAACATCTGCTGCACTCACTGTAGTGCTGGCAGATACGGGGGCACCCGAAGGTATAGGTATCGACCTAGCCAGCTATGCAGTAAACAGTGATGGTAGTCATGATTTCGACTATCCATCTGGTGATAAACCTTAAATAACAAACCTACGATCTAGGGGCAGAGAATGACTTTTAATTTTAATATGTTTAGGTTGAATGGTAACCTAGATGGTAGGTTTGCTGTGAGTGTTGATCCTTCTGGCCCGCTAACTGTAAACCTCAATAACGATATCTTGACTATCACAACTGATGGAACTTACAACTTTGGTGCTGGGCCTGAAAATGTTAAGTTTGATGATTTTAGTGGCGGGACATTAGGCAGCAACGTAACTCCTGTTAACTCTATGTTTGATGTAACTAGCCAGTTCTACCCTGCAAAATTCACCGGTGATTCGAGATCGGGCGGGTTTGCTATTACAGGGTTTGATGAGACAGCTAAACAGGCAAGCATCAACACTGTAAATCTATCTGACGAGAGGGAAATCTTTCTTTCTTATGCAGTTAAAATACCCACAGGTAAATATGCACCGGGGAACGGGACAGACAACACTGGCACCAATGCTGACTACGCTACGGACTCAAGTTGGAAGCTAAGTTGGCCGCAGTACAACGATGGTGCAACTAATGATATTTGCGTACCGACCAACATCGGTAATGGTGAATGGTATCTGTCAGGCAACGGTCTAAGTAATAAACTGATCACCTCAGAGATGGGTGGTAACTCCCCTTCTTGGTGGGGTTGGAATAACTGGACACGGCTATCTAGTTACCTGAAGGCGGGTGACGTACCCCAGACAGATTTAGGCAAGGTTTATTTTCAGGCAATTCAAGCGGGTGGAAGCCTGTTTGAGTCAAGCAAAGATGTTGTTGTTTTTGAAGGTACTAACGCTGTAGCGCCTTACGCTTGGAATAAGTGGAACATCCCCGGATATGCAAGGCCAAACGTAGGTGGCTCAGACGGGCTCGGTACAGACGTCATGTTTTTGCATGATGATGTTTATATCGCGTGGGGTAATAACGCTGCTGCAAGAATAGAGATTGGCGATAACATAGTGTATGAAAACTGCACTGACTTAGCTATGTGCAAACCTACTTCTTGGGCTACTGACGCACTGCAAGCAGATTTAGGCTTGGGTGCGTTTAGTGCAGGTCAGTCGTTGTTTGTGCATATAACCCTATCTGATAACACTACAAGAATTAGCGGAGCTATAGAATGACAAAGGTTTATGTAAATTTTAGAAAAGGTGAAAGCACTACTTCTGGCGTGTGGGACACTAACAACTATACTTTCAGCACAGGCTTTGGGGTTGTGTCCTCAGACCTGCTAGATGAAACCTCTACACCAACGGGAATATCTTTTGAGATAGGGTCTAACGCGTTTACACAAGGGTTGGGCAGCCCCACTACAGCCACAGCAGATTCAGGGGATTTCACAGACAAAGTTCTTGATTACTCATGGTATTTTGGAGTGGCAACCCCTCCCGAATTGCTGTTTAGTGGTTTACCTGCAAATACCTCTTTCACGTTTACTTTTGCATCAATGCAGCCAAACGTATCAAGAACAACTACTGCTAGCATAAGCGGAGTGTCAGAAACATACGTACCTTCTGGCGACCCTGCCAACCCTAACCCGCCGCTAACAATAGCTGGCACAACAGATGCGCAGGGTGATTTTAGTGTGCAGCTAAGCGCAGCTTCAGTGTTTGGGTATTTAGATGGATTCATTATTGAATATGCCTCAGTAGTAGAGCCAACAGGCCCAAGCATCACCAACATTGACGGTGACAACGCTGTTCAAATAGGTCAGAATAACGTGGTGATCACTGGTACTAACATTGCGAGTGCTACTAGCGTAACAATAAGCGGCAAGTCGCTTCCAATAGTATAGGTGTATTATGGTTAATTTTAGAATGTTCCAAAGTGCGGGCAACCTAGATGGTAGGCTTGCTGGGAGCTTGCCTGTCGATGTGTTTGTATTCCAAGATACTTTTGAAGGCGCAGACTTTAGTGCGTCTTCAGCAGTAGTAAATGACATAAACCTAGCATACAGCTACAATCGCACTGGCCTAGTCACGCAGAAGAATGGCAATGCTCAGATGGAGATCCCTTCTGTAATTAACCGTAATGATCAAGATTGGACTGCTAAACAAGGGGATTATTCGATTCTGTTTGATTATGCAGCCAACGTGAATATGTCTGAGCATCGCTTTACGTTTGATGCAATGCCTGAAGTATGGATGAGATACTGGATTCGCGTACCTGTCAACTACACTCACGGCGATCTAAACAACAAGTTCTTATCTATTTGGCAAGACGTTTACGATGCTGCGGGTACGGTGACGATCCAAACACGGCCTAATGGTTCAGGTGGAGCCAACATCGTTGTTCAAGACGGTGGCGTAATCTCCGGTGAAGAGTTGTCTACGCCGTTTATTTCTGTTCCTGCGGATCGTGGTCGATGGATGGAGGTTGCGGTTCAGTTCAGATCAGCCAGTTCTTCTAGTGCGAATGACGGTGAGTATCGTTTATTCAGGCGTTGGGAAGGTGAAAGTTTCGAGCTTATTCATGAATACACAGGCATGACAAATCAATATTCCGATGGCGCAGGTTATCGAGCCGGGTACTTTATGGGCTGGGCTAATGATCCCTATGCCGAGGATACCTACTGGTTGCTGGATGATATTCGTATTAGTCAGACAAAGTTTAGTGATCTACCTGATAGTAATAACGTCTTTACGCTTGGTTTTGAAAATGGGCTACCTGTAAATACTGGCAGCGGTGATGGCGCTCTAAACTTCTTTGCTAACCCTGCCAACGGTGCAGGTAGTGGTATAGGCGGTTCAAACATTACAGTTGAGACTGTAAGCGATCCCTTATTCGGAACTGTTCAAGTGTTACGAGATACCTACTTTGCTGGGGGTGATAAGTACACCTTTGGTAATCAAACGATGTTCTTGCAGCACTCAGCGACTAAACACTTTTCTTTATCTTCAAGAGTTAAATTTTCAGCGAACTGGGAATGGGGCTCAGATCAACTTAAATTCTGTAAGAACAAAGGTTCTGGGATTTCTACTAACTGCCCTAAATTCGACAGTAACGGCGAAGCATACATAACAAAACTAGCCCCAGCGGATGAGAACTTAAACGAGCAAAATGTTCGTGCAGTTCAAACAGTAGAAGACGATTACAACATTGCTGATGACTTAAACAACGGTTTTGGAGTAGGTGGTACTGACGCTGCTTGGGTACCCAACCTTGATCAATGGTACACAGTTAAGTGGGAGATTGATGCAGGTACTTTAGGGCAAGCTGACGGTAGCTACTACGTATTCGTAGATGGGCAACCGTATATGCGGTTAGAAAATGTTCAAGTAGGCCAAGTAGGGGATAGTTATTTCACAAGCCACGAGCTAGGTCATGTGTGGCAGAATGGATCACCTACAGCGGATATCCACGTTGAATTTCACAACATAAAGGTAGAGGATAAGAGCTAATGACTATTTCAACTCAAATAGTTACAGCGGTAAGCGGGGGTGGTTCGCCAACCATAACTCATGGGCTTACCATAGAAGAAGGGGATATAATTGTATGTCTGCTAGGGTTGAATGGTTCTACTAACAGCCCTACTGATACATTATCTTTTTCTACAACAGGCACAGTACAAGCAGGGAGTTCTACAGTAACAACACTGTACAAGACTGCAACAGCTAGTGAGCCAGCTACATACACATTTGGTGTATCTGGTAGCGACAGATGGATAGTTTCATTTTGTCTAGTTAAAGGTAGCGGAGTAGGTTTCGATGTATTGCCTACCTTGAGCCAAAACCCCACAGGAAGTGCTACAACCACTATTGGATCAATAACAACCACAGTAGATAGTACTAAAGTTTTTGCGTTTGGGGTTTCAGATAATGCTAGCCTAACGTACAGTAACTTTAGCAATGGCTTTAATATAGAGTCACAAGCTACAGGGGGCCAATCTGCAGTCATAGCAGTAAAAGATCAGAGCACAGCGGGTGCAGTTGGTGATACTACGTTTGATACTAGCGGTACTACTATTTCTGGTGTAGGTATGTTTGCAATTAGTCAAACTGTTATACCTGATCCAGAAGAGACCATCACGGTAAACGTGCCTGATGACTTAGACGTAGAGTGGGATACAACTCACACTGTAGAAGTAGTAACACCAGATGGTACCGCTACATTAGAAAATGTAACAGTAACCGCTCCTGCAGGTTGGGAGTACGTGGTGTACGATGGTACAGTACTAGACGCAGATACCACAGAAAGCTTCCAAGAGTACACTCAGAGCGATCTAGGTGTGACTCTAGTAGCAGGTGATTGGATAGCGATAGAGTCAGATAGCGCCATCACACTCCGTACTGATGGTACAATCCTAGTAAGTCCTGCACAAGATATCACAAATAACCCGTACAAGATATGGGACAATAGTGCAAGTACTTGGCTAGAAGGCACATTCAGTGTTGAGGATTTGGGAGAACCTGGCCCTGATCCAGATCCAGACCCAGCTATTGTTAGTCAACCTAGCTCGATAAGGTCTTCAGAAACTTTCAGCTTTATTGTAAGTGATCTGACAGAAGCGCCTACAACAAGCAATACAGTAGGTAACTTCTTAGGGCTGACTGGTATTGCCCCTGTATCTGTAGAGGGTTCAAACCCTTATACGATATCTTGGTCTGTACCGACTGACTCAGGAAGCTTATACAGCACTGTTGGGTATAAGTTTAGCATCACTTCTGGATCAGATAACCTAGAATCTGAAGTGATACCATACCTACCAAGTACTGGTTACGACTTTGTAGATGTAACGACACCTGTAGCATCTGAGATAGCTACGCAGTACACTGGCGACACTCCAGTTGCAGGTGATCAAGCTGTATTTACAACTGAGACTACTGGCGGGTTTGGAGTAGAGGTAAGGTCAGACTTATCTTGGGCAATGTTAAGCTCACCTCCCACAACCCAGGTCAGCAGGTTTTTCATAGTTAAAGCTGATGCTTCAGTAGGGCCAGTTGATAATATCATTTGGTCTGCACCATAAATAAGGAGTCATAATGAGTGACATTAAAATTAGCGATGAAGCTAAACCAATGTCCCTCTTAGACGGTCTATCAAATCTGGCAACGGGTTTAGGTACTGCAAAAGACAAGGCAATGTTTAATGAGTGGAATCACTCAGGTCGTAATTTCGATCACGTTGCCTTGTCCGTAAGGTATCGGGAAGACTGGTTGAGCCAAAAGGTTTGCCAGATTGTTCCGCAGGACTTGACAAGAGAGTGGCGAAAGTTAGGTAGTTCTGAAGCTCAAGAAGCTGATGAATTGTTTAAGATAGATAAACTATTCCGTGATGCTCACAAGTGGGCAAGATTATACGGTACAAGTTTTATTGTCCTAGATATAAATGATGGCCGGGCAACTGATAAGCCAGTTAACTGGAAGAACTTAAAGCCCGGGTGCATCAAGAATATGTGGGTGGTAGACCGTACACGTATAGTTGCCACAGGAGTTATTAATCTCGAAAACATGTCACCGGACTTTGGCTTACCCGAAGCATACCACTTCGTAAACAATCCCTCTACACCTATACACAAAGATCGTTTGATACGCTTTGAAGGTACTGAACTACCTATCTACGAGCGACAACGTAACTTGTGGTATAGTGATTCAGTACTTATACCTTTGATGAACCAGATAGATAACTTCCACACAACCTCCTCGGCTGCGGCCCAGATGGTGCAGGAAGCTAACACTGATGTAATCAGGATAGAAGGTTTGCATAACATACTTGAAGATGACCGAGGCACTGCGGCTATGCTGCAACGTTTCGCTGATTGGAAGAGTATTAAGTCTAACTTTGGAGTTTCAATATTAGACAGTACTGAAGAGTACGACCAGAAGAAGATTCAGCTTTCGGGCGTGAAGGACTTGATCTGGGAATATCTCAAGATGGTTTCAGCCAGCGTATCCATACCGGCCACAAGATTTCTCTCGGCATCGCCCGATGGAATGAATGCTACGGGTGAATCAGATCTGGTAAACTACATTGAGACTTTACAAGGGCTGCACAAAGATGTATACGAACCTCGAATAAAGGTTATTGATACTTTGCTGGCTGCTCACTTTGGGTTGAGTGAAGATGATTTCACGTATGAGTGGAACTGTATCTTCCCTGAATCTGCTGCTCAAAAGGCAGATCGCTATAAGGCCAAATCGGAAGAGATGGCTACATTAACTGAGGCAGGAATCCTAAGCCGTGAATCTGCACTTGAAATATTGAAAGAGTATGGTTCAGTAGATTCAACCGCAACTGTGGGCGATAACCCAAACCCTCCCGCCCCTAAACCAACAACAGGAACTAAGAAATGATCCTATTAAATGATCGCATTAGTGTCCCTACCAGTCGTAAGCTAACTGATGCTGGACAGATGCATGTGCCTTGTGCTTTTGCTCGTACAGGTTCTCAGCTATACACTGCTGGTCAGCTAGGTCTGCAAGACCGGGACGCAAAAGAAATCGTAACAGTATGGCGTGACGAGGCTGATGTATTTGCCCAAGATTCACTTGAGTCTTTCCGTTCGGCGCCTGTTACAATTGGTCACCCCAAAGATGCCGATGGTAAATCGATTGCTGTATCTGCTGATAACTCAAAAGAGTTGCAAGTAGGTATGCTTGAAGGTATGCCAGTTCGTGACGAAGATACTTTAGGTGGTACTCTAATACTAACCGCAAAGGAAGCTATTGATGCTCTCGAAGACGGTACTCAAGAGCTTAGTGCTGGGTATCTGTGCGACATCGAAGAAGTGGAAGGTAAGCTGTTTCAGCGTAACATTCGTGCTAATCACATTGCTATTGTTGCCAAAGGAAGAGCAGGATCAAGCTGTCGAATTTCTGACGAAGCTATCGACCTTGCTGACGAATCTACTCTAACTGAAGCTGGCGTTGAAGTTGAAGTTGCTAAGACTTTCACAGCAGACGAGTTTGATGCACAGGTTGCATTGGTAACTGACGCTGAAGAAAAGTTGGCCCTGGCTGATGCTAAGATTGTTGAACTAGAAGAAGATGCTAAAGTAAAAGCTGCTGCTCTTGCTGATGCTGAAGAAAAGCTGGCCAGTGCTGTATTGGCTGCTAGTGAAGGTGTTGTCGAGCGTTGCAAAGCTATCGAGAATGCACGATTGGTTGCAGACATGCGTGACGTTGCTGACAAGTCAGTTTCAGAAATCCATCGCATGGTTATTGAAGACCAAATGCCTACCAGAGATCTCGAAGGTAAAAGTGACGACTACGTTGCTGCAATCTTTGAAATGCTAGTAGACGCCGCTAAAGGCGAAACACCAATGGGTAAGCTGATGGCTAAAGAAGCCTCAGATATTATCGTTGACCAAAAACCACAGATCAGCCTAGCCGAAAAGAAACGTGCTGCCATGATCGCTCGTAACTCCAAATAAGGAATATCCATAATGACTATTCAAAACTTTAACCTTTACACTGCAAAAGGTTACGCTGGTGAGCTTGTTGACTCTGGCCCACGTGTTGTACAGACTGGTATAGTAGAAGATGCCAACACTGCTGAAGGCTATGCTATTGGTTTCGGTAAAGCTGTAAAGCGTGGCGTGAGTGAGCGTGGCGTATTGCTAGGTGCTGCTGCTGACGTATTTGCTATCTCTCAACGTGAATACAACCACGAAGCAAACAGCATCCCTTCAAGCGGAAACGACACTGGCTACAAGTCTACTTACTCTGCATCACTTATCCGTCAAGGTTATTTGTACATTGAAGTTACTGACACTGCCGCATCTATCGGTGAGAAGCTTTCAGTAGATACTGTTACTGGTGAGTTTGCTGGTGGCGGTATTTCTTCTGGTAACTTCGTAGTTTCAAATAACGTTGTAGCTGAGCAAGCTGGCGTTGTAGGTGACATCATCAAAGTTCGCCTAGACATCGTTTAAGCGTTATTAGTTAATATTCACGAGTCGGTCAATAGGCGCCGACTCGTAACAATCACTTAGGAAAATATACTCATGGGTATTAAAGTAAAAGCATTTGCAATTGATGAGCACAACGTAGAGCTTAAAGATCAGCCAATGATTGAAGTTGAGCTAACCGATGCGATCTCAGCTATGGTTGCTAACGGCACATTCGCCACAGATGACGAAGGCTTGTTCTTCCAGAGACAGCTTGAATACATTCAGGCTACATCTTATGATGTTCTCTATCCAGACCTTAAAGGTCGTGAGCTATTGACTACTAACACCGAAGGCGGTGAAGGTATCAATGCTATCACATACCGAAGCTATGACAAGCGTGGCGAGACTGCAATAATTGCAGGTAAAGCTACTGACCTACCACGTGGCGATATCTCGGGTAAAGAATACTCGATCACTGTTAAGACTCTTGGTAACGCTTATGGTTACTCGCGTCAGGAGATTGCAGCAGCTAAGCTAGTTGGTATGCCTTTGGACAGCCGTAAAGCTGAAGCTACTCGTCGTTCATACGAAGAGAAAGTAAACCAGTTGATCTTCTTCGGATCTGCTGAGAACAACATTCACGGCATTTATGATGGCCCTGCTGGTGCTCCTGCACTTACAGCTAACCGTTCATTGTTATCTGGTACTGCTGGTGTTGATATGCACTGGGCTGATAAGACTCCTGCTGCAATCATCAAGGATCTTACTGACGCTGTAACAGCTATGTACGTAGATACCAAGCAGTTGTTCCGTCCTAACGAGATCTGGTTGTCTGTAGAAAACCTTCAGTTGTTGCACAACACACCTCGTTCAGAAACTACTGATACATCTATCATCCAGTGGTTTGTACAGAACAACAAGTTCATCACATCTGTTGACCAGTTCAAAGATATCAACGAACTTGAAAGTATCTTCCCTAACGCCACTGTTGGTACTATCGATGATAAGATCGAGCCAAATGCTGGCTACGAAGGTATTACTGTTATTGCTAACGGTACTGATAACCTACGTATTCGTGAGCCTTTCCCATACGTTCACTTACCTGTACAGTTGAAAGGTCTTGAGTTTGAGATCAACTGTTATGGCCGCTTCGCTGGCGTAGAGACTATTCGTCCTGCAGCAGTACATCACTTCCTAATGGGTGCTAAGGCTTAAGTTGTTTGCCCTGCTTAGGCGGGGCATTATTCTAAGGAAGAGATATGAACTTAGATACTGTACAAGAGTATTTGGCTCCCATATTAATTACGGGAGCTATCAGCTTTGGTGGGTATACAGTTAACGAGTTTAAGGAAGTAAACTTAGAACTAGCCACACTAAAAGCGGAGCAGGTAGAAGACAAACGTATAAATGCAGTGGTCATAGAGTTAAGTAGTATCATACCACGTATGGATGCAAACATATTGCACATTAAAGAGAATCAAGATAGGACTTATAAAATCCTAAGTGCTCAATAATATTGGAGAAATAAATGAAACTTAAATCAAACCTTCCTTTCAATGCAAGCCTCATCAACTCAAAAGGTAACCGAGTGTTGATTCCCTCTGGCGCCACATTAGAGCTAGATGATAAAGATTATGCATTGATTGAAGATCAAATTAAATCAGGTGTTGAAGCTGGCAAGATTAAAATTGTTGTTGCCCCTGTGAAGTCGGAAGAAGTAAAAGCCAAGGAAAAGGCTGAAGCTATTGCTGCTGCTAAAGCATTGCTTGAAGAAGCTGAGCCCGAAAAGGCACCTGCTAAACCTGCTGCTAAGAAAGCTCCTGCTAAGAAGGAAGCTTAACCATGGCGAGTGTAGCAGATTTCCATACAAGGTTTCCTGAGTTCTGTAATCAAGATGATGATCGAGTTCAGTTATTTCTGGATGATGCTGCACTTCGTATGAGTAGCCCTGACAAGTGGCTAAACTTTTATGACGTAGCTCACCAGTATTTAGCGGCCCATTACCTGTACCTAGCTCAGAACACAGAGACAGGTGACGGTGGTGTTACTGGCCCTATATCTCATCAGGAAGTAGACGATGTAGTTATCAAGCAAGCTGTAGCTGAAGCTGCGCCTACTCAAGATGAACTCTTATCTACATCTTATGGTAAGAGGTACTGGACGTACAGGAAAACTGTATTAACTGGCCCTAGAGGTATTTGATATGGCAATGAGCATGCACAGGGCTTTTAACGCTAAAATGTTAACTGATATGACTCTGGTAAGTATCACACCAGGAAGTTGGGATGAATACAACAACTGGGTAGAGGGTAAAGAAAATAAGAGTACAATCTTTGGGCGTGTTATTGTGGGCAACAAGTTCTCTCAGTTTGAAGAGGGTATAGCTTTGCACAACGAAGATGGAGGTTCACGTTACAGCGACTACCGCTCACTATATGTTAAAGACATATACACTGTAAAAGTGCAAGACCGTATCATCTTCAAAGGTAAGACCTTCCGCATTATACAGCAATCTGACGAAGATGTGTTTGGTTTCAACTCATTTCTTATAGAGGCACAGGAAAAATGAGTGGAGAAAACATAGTTACGATACAAAGAGCAGATGTTCAAGTAGTGCAGACATTCATAGATACCATGGTAGGTATACCTAAATTCTCTTACCCAGCAAGACAGAACGGTGCAGAGAAACCTCCTGGAGAGTTTGCTCACATTAGGTTGCTTGAAGAGTACGCAGTAGGTATACCTAATAACAGGATAGTATCTCAGACTGACCTAGAAACTACGTTTAGAGTTATAAGCCCTACACGGCTACGTTTCAGGGTAGGTGTAGTGGACACAACTGGCATACCTTCCACTATGATCTTACATGGTTGGACTACGGAGGCTATGAAGCTTCTTATGATTCAGTCTGGCTATGGCTTTATAAGATGTACACCACTTTCAAACGAATCAGCCAAGCTTGAGAAAGAATGGGAAATGCGTCAAGGCTTTTCAATAGAGCTTTACTCCACAAGAATCTTTGAGTATACAACGAACAACATTACTTCCTTGAGGGCAGGTGGTGAATTTGTTGAGGGTAGTAAAAGCTACTTGCTCAATTTTGAAATTAACGAATAAGGATTAACAATCATGTCGATTGAAATTACTGAATTTGCTGATGTGTCCATCTCTGTAGCACCTACGGGTGTTGCTGGTGGTAACTTTGGCATCCTCGGCTTCCTGACTAACGACACAGACGATGCCAAAGCTGGCAAAGAGATCTCTGTCGGAGAGCGTGGCCGAGCTTATACAAGCCTTGCCGCTGTATCAGGTGACTGGGAAACTAGCTCGGAAGTACACAAAGCGGCTACTGCATTCTACAGCCAGACACCTACACCTCGAGACTTTGTTGCAATTGTCAACTACCAGACAAATCAAGTAGGCGTACTTGTAGGTGGTGGTTCTGACACTGCAGAAGAGTTGGTCGAAGGTGCCTCTGGTGGTACTTGGACTGGTGGCGAAGAGTTAGTCAGCTTAACAATCAACAACACACCAGTATCATTTGATGCTACAGCACTGTCATCTGCCTCGCCTGTAAACTACAACACTATTGCTGCTGAGCTAACTACTGTATTAGATGCAGAGTTGTCTGGTGCAGTTGTAGAGCACAATGGCTACCAGTTTGTAATTAAAGATGCTGAAGCTAACGCAGGTGCTCCTGCCTCTCCAAACTATATTACTGCTGCTGCAAACACTTTAGCATCAACTGCATTGGGTTTAAAAGAAGGTGTTGCACGTGCTATTGATGGTGTTGATGCTGAGTCTGCTACGCAATCACTTGCTGAGGCAGAGAACCAAGGTGTAGAGTTTGTTGGCTTAGTTACACACCAAGAGTTCCGCGATAACGGTTCTGCAGGTGAGGGTAACCAGACTTTAGATATTGCTAAGTACGCTGAAGCATCTAAGAAAATCTTCTGCAACACTACAAACGATCTGACTACTTTGGCACCTAACAGTACTAGCTGTATCGCCTCTGTACTTAAGAGCAATACCTTACGCTTTACACTTACTACTTTCTCACGTGTAGTTGACTCATACCCGAGTGCTTCAGTATTTGGTCGTGCAGCTAGTGTAAACTTTTCAGCAATCAACTCTACCATCACGCTTAACCTTAAGCAGATGCCAGGAGTATATTCAGAAGACTTAACTCCTTCAGAGTATGCAAACTTGAAGAGCTACTACGCTTCTGCTGTTATCCAGATTGGCAAGTCTGTGAATGCATATACTGATTCACGTATGGCTAATGGATCTTGGTTAGATACAACTCATGGCCTCTTATGGTTAGAGAACCGTTGTGAAGTAGATTTGTTCAACTTGCTTTATATTAACAACACTAAGATCCCATATACACAAGCTGGCATTAACACAGTGATTAGTACTTTGGATCGAAGCTTACAAGCTGCTGTACGAAATGGTTTAGCTGGGCCGGGCTACTTACCAGACGGTACATTCCTTCCTGAAGGCTATGTTATTAACGCTGTTTCACTAGGTGATACTCCTACAAGTGATAAGTCAAACCGTATCTACCAAGGAATTAGTTTCCAGATGGTTGGTGCAGGTGCCTTGCATGAAGTTGTTGTATCTGGCGAGTACTCCGAATAAGGATTTAGATTATGTATCAATACAGTTTTGCGAACGTCGACCTCATTATTGAGGCTGACTTTCCGGGCAATCCTAACGCTGCTCAATTCAAAGTTGAAGGGTTTGCCACAGGTGAAAACCTAATTAACGTAATGCGTCGAGCGCCTATTGCCACTACCACTTTTGGTGCGTATGGTGATATGGTTGTAAACATGCAACGTATCCGAGCTGGTGACTTGACGTTCCCAGTACTCATGAATGCACCTGAAAACAAAGCTTTGCAAGATTGGGCTAACTACTTCCAAGCACAAGCTGATTCAGATGGTGCTTTGATCACACCTATTCAAGCTAAGCTAGTTGATAACATGGGTGCAGATGTAGCAACAATGTCTAATGGCGTAATCCTGGCGATGCCAGCTATGAGCCGTGGTCAGACTATGAACACAATCACTTGGGTTCTGACGTTTGAGCAAGTTACCTTCGTTCGTGATAACGGTGGTGATGGAGACAACTTAGGTTAATACCTAATAGCCCTGTCCACTTGGATGGGGCTTTTCTAGTTCTGAGGAGAATACTATGAACAAAGGTTATACAGATGCCCTAGAAGATGGGCGACAAATTTATATACCAGACTGGTCAGCAACGATACAGTTTGAGAACTTGACCCAGGTGTGTAAGATACTTGGGCAAGATAATGTTATTGCAATTGCCACGGACAAGAATGTACCTGCTGCAATGTTGGCAGTAATGAATGCAGAAGACAACAAAGAAGCCACCGAGATAGTTATGTGGTGTGTGCAACAAGCACGAATAGATGGCGAGAAGATATTACCTAGCACACTTAACAGCTTAGGTATGGCCACAATCATAGAAGTATTCGCACACGTGCTACACAGTCAGTACTCAGATTTTTTCGTATCAGGTTTAGCAAAGGCACACTCCCAAAGCAAGTAGCTTCAGGGCAGGAACAGACCTTACCAGTGGACTACAACCAAATCTATCCAGAGCTTAATGGTTACCTAATACGTCCAATGCTAGTAAACCCTCCAATGTGTACTCTGCTAGAGTTACGGGATTGTACATACAACCTGTACGATATTGAAATGATGCACCAAATAATTGAAATCAGAAATCACATGTCTACTCCTGTAGAGGTGCCTGAGATTCCACAATACTAAATAGGAACGAGCCGATGAGCGATTGGGACGATAATGATGATAACTATGAAGGCTTCGGTTTTGACTCTGTTGATGAAAATGACGAGTTCGGTGAAGGCTTCCAGATAGCCTCTGTCAACCATGATTTTGGACACATAGATAATCGCCCAACTACAGGCGACTACACTGGCAGAAATGCCAACAGTACTTTTGACTACAGAGATGCAGCTCAAGAGTCATTTGAAGCTAACCTTGCAGCAGAACAGGATTCTGTTAGTGAGAGTGAGCTTTATGGGCAAGCGACCGCAGAGACTCTTCTGCTCGGTCGAGGAAGAAAGAGTGCGCCTGAAACCATCTACGCCACACAAAGGTTCCTATTGGGACAGACTAACCTCGGGTTAAGTACTATCGATGCTGCTGTTCTGCGTGAAGAGTTTGCTTCAGAGATAGAAGGTGATCCAAGAAGGTGGGCTGAACTGTTAGGTACCGTACACGCTGACACGTTGCCAGGATCTATCACAACTATCAATCCCGAGAACTATGTGTCTGCTGGTCTTGTGGAGACTACTGACTACAGTGGTAACCGTAAAGTAGAGCGTAGGCCGGAGAAGCTTCAACCCGCCGCCACTGGTGGTAGCATCACTGGTAACTTACCTGCAAGCAGTAAGAAAGCTTCGGGTGCTGCACTGAGTATGCTTGGCGAATCTGCTGGCAACTTCTTAGATGCAGGGCCGGGAATGTCTCTGCCGGGTAACCACCCTGATAAGGATAAGCAAGCCGTAGCCGACATAGAGCTTATGGAGGCCATAGCAACGATTAGAGACTTATCTAACCTCTACATCTCTGACACGATGAAAGACGCAGGTGGCTTACCACGTGCAGCGAGACAGGGACATGTGCATGATGCATTGATGAACATGGCTCTTAACGGTGTATATGGGGATAATGCTGTCTCAGCACTTCCACTGCCGGGTGAGCTGCGCACCGAAGATAAGTCTAGTATTCGTGGCCTTAGAATGACAAGGCCATACGGTAAGGACTTTAACAGTAAAGGCGGACGTACTCAAGGATCTATGACAGGTACACCACACCTTTCGCGTGTAGACTTTGACATCTATGCACAGAGCCAAGGCTGGGTAGATAGAGAAGGTAGCATCGTAGAAGAAACCAGCATGCAGTACTGGTCAAGTAGACCTTCACCGAAGAATACCTTATACTCTGATCTGCAAGCTCAAGACCCTATGGATCATGAGACTACTAAGCGCATGCGTAGTTATGCTTACGAAAGAGATAATGCCAGATTCCTAGAGGCACGTAGGGTACTTCGTGAACAGATGCCTACCAACCGTGACGAATCTAAACGACAAATACGGAACACTGGTAAAGATAGGCCAGTAGATGAACAGGCTCAAATACAGAACCTTCGTAATGAAGCTGCCATACTTGACCTAGATCGTACACAAGATTTATCTACCGAGTTTGCAACTTTGTCAGATCGAAAAGTATCAGACATGGGTACGCTTAGCGGCTCAAGCCGTGGAGGTCAGTATGGCGAAAAAGACATGTCCGAGGTTGACGTATACGTAGAGCAAAGCATAGAAGGCACACTTACAGATACAGAAGAAGACTGGGCAGAGTTTAGAGAGTTGATGGCTGCTGAACGTGACTCAGGTATTGAGCAGCGCACACCTGAATGGTACAGGCGCCGTAAAGAGTTGGACATAACTGCTTCACAACTGCTCAAAGGTAAAAGGCTTATAAAGTCTGATGAACTTGCTGCTAGTCTGGCTCTAAAAGGTCTGAAGTCTGCAAGCGGTGAAAAGGAGTTTACTGGTAATTACTACACCGCTGAAGGGCAGGAAGGTGAAGCAAAAGCTATAAGAAAGTTTATGGAAACTCACGGCAAGGGCTTGTACCACGAAGAAGTAGGTCTTGTTGAGAACCCCAAGTACCCGGGCTTTGGTGCATCTCCTGATGGCAGGTTGATAACAGAAGAGGGCGATGTAGATAGCTTGCTTGAGATTAAGTTCCTAGGCAACTCTACCATAGATGAAACTGAGAAGTACGACTGGCAGATGCAAATGCAGATGATGGTCGAGGAAGTTGATCAGACTCACTTCTATGCAGTTAACCGTGACAACCTGGGTGATACACGGCACCGGGTAGTAAAAGCTGACCCGGCCAAGCAGAAACAAATAAGAGACTTGGTATCTACCGCAGTCGCAAAATCACAAGGCAAATCCGCGAAGGAGGTTAAGGCCATGCTGATGAAAGAAGAAGCTGGTTTACCTACTGGCAATGCAGGGCCAGCAGAGTCTTTTACACCTAAGACTAGCACAGATGGACAAACCATGTCGTACCGCGATGCCATCGATGCACAAATGGCTGGTGGAGGTACGGACGCTGAAGGGTCTATACTTGGGCAGATGATGCATGCTGCTGATCAGAGGGAGCGCAAGAAAGCTATTGAGGGTGGCTTCTCGTCAGTAGAGGATATGAACAAGTTCAATGAAGATGCTGAAGCCGCTTCCAAAGCTGATAAAGAGTCTGCCAAAGCTGCTAATGAGAAAGCGAAAGCTGACCGAGAAGCTGCTAAGGCTTCAAAAGAGTTTGGCAAGTCTGTTAAGAATGTAGCATCCTCGTTAGTTGGTTTAGCTACTGGTGCTAATGCTTCTGGTATGGACACAGTTCGTGCTGCTGCTGAAGCTGGCATGTCTGCTGATCAAGCTCGTGGTATTGAGTTTGCGTTAGTAGAAGATGGCGGCTTAACATTGCAAGGTGCTCGTAGTGCTATAGCCCAAGCTGGTCAAGTTCAACGTCAGTTCAATGATGTTACTCAGGTGGCTGGTGCGTACACAGGAATGCTCACGCAATGGGAAGGCTCTGGCTTGAGTAAGGTAGCTGGCAAAATGCCAAGCATGCAATCAATAGAAGCCATGAGTTCTCAGCAATATCTTGAGATGGTGCAAAACCGTATCAACCGCACTGATGATGCAGAGCTAAAATCACAGATTGCAAATGTGTTCGGTGTAAATCAGATGGCTGCTTCTCGGGCCACTGGTGACCAAGTAGGACAAGCTGGCACTATTAGTGAAGAAGGTCTACGCGCATTCTACGAGGGCTTGAAGGGTACAGAGCAATTTGCACAAACTCTTACCGAAGAGGGCGTTGCACTGTCTGGCTTTGAGGGTGGTGTAACTACTGCCACAACCGAACTCGCCTTGAAAACTGTTGGCCCTGCTTCCAGCTTAATGAACTTAGCTGGTGACGCTACTACTGGTGTTGCCTCTGCTGCTGCAACCGCTGCCTTGCTTAAGGGTAAAGCTGCTGCCGCAGGTATTAAAGGTGGGGCAACCAACCTAGCTAAGAAAGCTGTGGCCAACGCAAAAGGTGGAGGTCTTGCAGCACTGGTTCCTACCGCTATACGTATGGGTGCTGGTGTAGAAGACGATGGTGGCTTTGCTGACTCGGCTATTGATATTGCAGAGTTCACTGCCATGGGTGCTACTATAGGATCGTTTGTACCTGGTGTTGGTACAGTTGTTGGTGGCGCCGTTGGTGCTGCTGCAGGTGTTGGTAACGAGTTGTGGGAATACTTCTCAAGCGATGGTGACAACGCTGTACCCGACAACAAGATACAAGGCTCTCCACAATTGAGTAACCCTGTACACGTAGACACAACTAACAATATCGATGTACAAGTAACAGTCGATCCAAACATGATCAAGACTGAAACTAATGTCAATGGAGAAGACTACCTAGACATGGAGACAGGACATGGCACTTAAACAACACGTGACCTTAGAAGTTCATGACAGTTACAGGGGTGGTAACCTAGAGTTTGCCACCTCTGGCTTAAGGGTAGACTTTGATATACGTAACATACCTGGTTTTAGTAAAGGTAAGGTGACTATCTACAACCTAAACAATAGTACTATCACTAGCTTAATGTCTGGTGATAGGTACATTACTATCAAGACAAGGTTGCACGATGGTCAAGAGTATACATTGATGAACCGCTTCTTGCTAAACAATGCTGTAGATGAACTTAAGCTGCCAGACCGCATTACGACCCTGTACTGCTTCAGTAGTATTCGTAATCGGGTATTGGAGAAACAGGTAAACCTCACTATAGAGAAACCATCCCTAGAGCGTATGGTTAAGCAAATGCTGAAGAATGCTGAGCACAGTGGCCCAGTTGATTTTAAATCTTTCCCTAGTGGATCTATTGAAAATGAAGGCAAGCGCAAGACCCGCACACTTCAAGGCAGTGTCCAACAATGCTTTAGGCGACTAGAGAAAGAGTATGGTTTCAACACTTACACAGATGAGGGAGGTATTGTACTTATGTATAAGCCCAGTCTGAGTAATGTAAAGAGGACTACACTTGACTCTAAAACACCTGATGTAGAATTGCAAACTGCAGCTATGCGCTCAAACCCTAAGATAGGAATAGGTACCGCGCAAATAGTTAGCAACCTAGACCCACACATTTTACCCTCAACTGTACTAGACTTGAGCCAACTACTTACGGTAGGTGTTGATGCACCTGATGAAGATCTGGAATTGATCGATAACTACCTGAGTAACTTTAGCTCCTACAGCAAGTACCAAGCGTTTGCTGTACAGCATAAAGGCAGTAACTATACTGCTGAATGGTCTACAACTGTAACCGCACTATCACCAAGCGAAGGTACGCTAATGCCTACTGTAGCTTGGGCTAGTACATCAACCACTTAGGAGACAATATGGCTAAAGTAACTCCTGCTCATATAATCTATACTCCAAAAGGCAAAGAAGAACAAGTGATAGATTTCCATGCAGTTACGGTGGAAGATCACCAAGCTTCTGCACAGATTACTAAGTATCCAGTGCAAACCGGGTACCATGTATCTAATCACTCTATAAGACAAAACCGGGTAGTTACTATAGAAGCAGTAATATCTAACCTTAGATTGGCAAACTTGATTACAACCAGTGGAGAAGTCACCGGACTAGATGGTGGCATCGTAGTGGGTACAGGTATAACTACTCAGTCCTCTGGTGATACCGAGTACGGTGCAGATTCTCAAAGAGAGGTATTCGCAGCCCTAGAGGCATTGGTGAATAGCGGTACTGAGTGCCAAGTAGTAACTAACCTTGACATCTACGAGCCTGTAGTGTTTACGAAGTTTAAGACTAAGCAGACTCAAGGTATGGTCGACTCTATGAAGTTTACCATCACTGGTGAAGAGATAATCAAGATAGATGCTCAGAACACTGCCGCGCCTACACCTCTTACTTTTGAAGTAGTAGTTGGGCCAGAGCGTGAAGCACAGGTAAACGAGATGAAAGCACTCGGGTACCAAGTAGGCTTGTGCGATGAAGTATCTGTTGCCACACACCGGATAGGTGAAGACTTCGTTATTGACGGAGTAGATACAGCAGGGCAAGCTGTGAAAACTACCTACATATATATTGGCAGAGATCCAGTAAGTGGTGACCCAATGTATGAGATCCACGTATCAGAAAGTGCTGTTCAAGTATCTAGCAATGAAAAGGTCGACCCTAAGAATAACCCTTGCCAGAAAGTAGGCGATGGCTTGATAGGTGGCATATCCCAAGTTGCTGACTGTCTTGTTGAAGAGGGTACAGATATTCTGGTTGAAGCACTTGAAGATGAAATAGATACTGCCATGGGTAAGTTAAAGCAATCCCTATACGGCGTGTTTTATGACATCACTAAAGGGTCTGATATAGGATCATCTATGCTTAAGGCAGGTGTAGGTTGTGTAGTTAGGACTATCACAGGTGGCGGCAATGAAGATGTGCCTTACCGCCCGGGTGAGAGCCTACCTACTACAGATGATATTATGACTGGTGCTTCTGATGGTTTAGGACTTACTGAACCAGAACCAGAGCTTATCACCCTTACACAAATACAGTGCGCTTGTACTGGGGACGAACCTATGGACATAGCTACTGACCTCATACCTTTACCATTTTAGGAACCTTATGAACACTGAAGATTACAGCATCATCATGCCGGGGCGTATTGTAGAGTACTTCCCAGAGACACAGACTGCTACAGTCAAGATCTCCAATGATCGTACATTCTCTACCGTAGAAGAAACTGACCAGCAAGTGGTACGTGAGCTTTTGTATGATGTGCCAGTGTTCACCCCGGGTGGAGGCTTCTGGCACCTGACGTTTCCTATCAAAACTGACGACCCATGCCTTATTAACTTTAGCCAGTTTGGTTACGACCACTGGTTATTTGATAACGAGGATGCAGCAGGTATACGTGACGATGGCCAGCCGCAACCGTGGACTGCAAGACGGTTCTCTTTAGATGATGGTTTTGCACAAGTGGGCTGGAATAATATACCTACAAAGATAGCTGGCTATAATCCTACAGATGCAGAGTTCCGAAACGTGGATCGTGAACAACGTGTTGCACTTAGAGAAGATGGACACGTACACATAAAGACAGGCACAACTACAATAGACCTGGCGCCTTCTGGTCATATAACTATGCACACAGATACCAACATGGATATCGATGTGGGAGGTGATTTCACAGCTAACATTAGCGGAGATATGACTTCCACTGTTGGTGGTAATATGACAGCAAATGTTACAGGTGACTCAACCACATCTTGCACAAACTCAACCGTAACTGCTACGGCTGCTGCTAGTGTGATTGCACCTGCTGGGATAAACCTCACCGCTCCTGTTACTACTGTATCTGGAATACTGCTAGTAGGTGGTGCTATTGGTGCTGGTGGCTCTCCTGCTCCTGCATCTGGTGCTGTTATAAGTGGCCCAATCGAGTCAACAGATGTAGTTACAGCTACTAATGTTATATCTGGTGGCAAGTCATTAAATGGACATACACACACAAACCCTGAAGGTGGTTACACTGGAGGATTTTAAGGAACCAATATGGCCTATTTAGCATTAGATAAAATCACAGGCGACCTTATCAAAAAGGAAGGTGGTGGTTTAGAGCGTGTCACGGATGGCCGCTTTGTAGTCCAACAAGTCCAATCCAAGCTTCGTACTTGGTTGGGCGAATGGATACCAGATCAAACTGTCGGCTGGCTCAGCTTAGAAGATTTCGAGAGAAACTTTAGAGCCTCCGACCTAGAGCGCCGAGCACGTGTAATCATCCTACAAACTCAGGGTGTATTATCAGTGCTTGGCATGTCATCAACATACAGTAAGCGTGTATTGACTCTGCAGTTTAAAGCTCAGACTAAGTACGGAGTTATAGACGTAACTGTACCTTGGGGAGTTCAGTAATGGCTGGATTAACAAGAGAAGGTTTCACACCTGATACCTATTCAAACATTAAAGCCCGTATAGAAGGTAAGATAGAAGCGATCAACCCGGGCTTTGACTTCTCACCAGAGAGTCCAGATGGGCAATTTATTGGGACAATGGCTTTCGAGTTTGCACAAAACTGGAACCAGCTAGACCTTGTCTACAACAGCTACAACCCACAAGTAGCCTCTGGTGCAGGTCTTAGGAACATAGGTTTGATCACTGGCCTACCTTACGGTGCTGCTAGGCGATCATTTGCTACCTGCGAAGTCACAGGAGTAGCTGGCACAATCATACCAAGGGGAACCATTATAGTTTCCGAGAATGGTGACGAGTTTTATACTGCCTTTGAAACTGCAATACCTAGCAACCTACAAGTGGTGGCAGTACTTCCTGGCCCTGTCAGTGTTGATGCAGGTACCATTAACACTATCCAATCCCCAATTACCGGATGGGACTCAGTGGATAATCTTGGTGAAGGTACTCTGGGATCGTTAGCTCAGACAGAGCAAGAGTACAGGAACACAAGGCAACGTACAGTAATGCGTAACTACACTTCCTCTGTAGACACTATGCAAGCGCGTTTAGTTGAGTTAGGTCTCGGGCAAGCCAGGGTTCTAAACAATACACACCCTACAGATGCCTTACCGGACGGTACACCAGCTAAGACAGTACATGTAACTGTTGGTGAGCTAGGTGATGTGGCTGTAGAAGATGTAGCTAAAGTGATCTTTGAGACAAACTCAGTAGGTTGTCCTACATACCTGCACCCTACTTCTGGACAGACTGTGGTTGTGAAGGATGCTCAGGGAGTAGATCAGACGGTTAACTTTAGTGTTGCAACTGCTGTACCTGTTGAGATAGTTGTAGATGTAACTTACCTGAGCGATAACGAAGCTGGCGCTAGTGATAGCATAGTAAAAGCACTAATAGAGCACGTAAACAGTTTGATCAGTGGAGAAGATGTTGTTTGGTCTAGGCTATTTGGCTATATTACTCCTTATGCCAAAGCACAAATAAACAGTCTAGCTATCGGTAAAGTAAGTGATGGATCTCCAAACCCTACGAACATATCCCTAACTGACGAAGAATTTGCCAGTATTGTAGAAGGTAACATAACCCTTACTGTAGATGGGGTGTAACAATGTTTTTTGAACCAAACCCAGAACCACAAATAAACTACAAGAAGGCAAGTGAGCTGACTGATAAACTTCTTATAACTCAGTACCAGAACAGTCCAATACTTAGAGAGTACTTCCAAGCTTTTGTGGATGAAATGGATCTACTAATGGCTGAGACAGAGAAGGTATACTTAGGGAGGTTCATTGAGCATGCGGTAGGTAAGCAGTTGGACGTAATTGGTATCATACTTGGAGAGAAGAGAGGAGTAGATCTGCCAATAGGTTTCTTTGGTTTTAGTGACTTAGACACTGGGTTAAACCCGGCCAACGCACAGAACCTAGCTCACCAAGCTACACCAACAGATGGCGGTATCTTCAGGAGTGAGGGTCAAGGATCTTCTAACAACACTGCACTATCAGACGTAGTGTATCGAAGATTGTTACTTGCTAAAGCTTTCTTGACCACAAAGGATTCAATGAATCTGAATAACATTTACTTTGTCTCATCAATACTGATGGGTAGAACCCCACAACATATAAAAGTGCTGGTTTTGCCTGATAGAGTAGTTACTTTAGAGTTGTCTTCTGAAGATACAACAGACACGGATCTGGCTCTCATACGTTACTTTAGCAAGTATTTAATACCCAATGGTACCTCATTTTCAATCACTGAAGTGCTGGCACCCGCAGGTATAGGTATTGACTTATCCAACTATGCAATTAATAGTGATGGTAGTCATGACTTTAGCTATCCATCTGGTGATAAACCTTAAATAACAAACCTACGATTTTAGAGGTCTAACATGACTGCACAAAGAGATTTAGGCTTAGTATGGGCCTTGAACGGTGGGACTACACCTACAGGTGATACTAAGTATCAAGATGGTTGGGTAGCAGAAATTCCTACCTACCAAAACTTTAACTACATGGTGCAAGGGCTGGATCAGAACATTCTCCACCTTGCTGAGTTCAACGGGTTCGATTGGCAAAACGATATAGGGTACAAGGTAGGCGCCCGGGCGTTTGAGAATGGCACTTACTGGTTTTGTATTACCGATCACACAAACCAACAACCCTCCACTGATACGACCAACTCTTATTGGGTGTCTGGCTCGGCTTTGGGATCGTTTGCGAACTTGTCCGAAACAGACGGTTTCCGTATCGAACTCCCAGAGAAATCAGTTAACACTTACCTTGGCCAGGATCAAACAATAGTAAACACCCTTCCAATCACAGTCTACCAAACCACAAACGGTACGGCTAAGAATTGGGGCTTGGGTAATCAAGGCGGTGAGCTAGTAGCCCTCGACCTGGGTACAGGCACCTCACCTGATGGTCGAGCTTTAGTAAAAGGTTCAGACAACTCGTTTCGTTTATTCCACGAAGGCCACCTTCCTGATATCAGTGAAGTAGTTGATGGCGTAGAAGAGTCTAATTCGGATGATAAAATATATGGCCGATATAACGGTACTTGGGTAGAGGTCACAACTACTAAAGTTAGCGATAAACCTGCCCCACCAATTAAAGGTGCTGGACAGGGTTGGTACAATCTTGATGACGGTCAGCTTTATATCGATATCAATGATGGCGATTCTAGTCAATGGGTACCAGCAAGCCCTCCGATTATTCCTCAAGTGGATGCGGAAGATGTCAGCTTTGATAGAACATCATTAACCGATGTAGACAGTGCGTTAAACTACCTGCTAGATACTTACGTAGGTGAAAACCTATTACTTAATTCAGGTTTTAACATTAACAGACGTAAATCTCTTAATGGAAATAATGAACTGTTTGATTTCTTAGGTTCGGGGCAGTTAGCAAACTATGGCTGTGATATGTGGGCAGTTGCTTCAGGCAGGACAATAGAACGTGTGGTTGGTGATGCACCCAGTTACTCACCAACAGGCATGAGTTTAAGGGGCAAAATAGCCGCTGGGGGTAGCAGCACTAACTGTCAGCTACGCACAGCAATAGAAACCTCTCGGATAGGTAACGATGTAAGCCCTCAATTTCCTGTAGGTGCAACATTCACGTTAAGCTTTGCAATTAAAAATGCAGTGGGTGAAAGTTACGGTGTTTTTGTTAATTTTGCAGATAATGTTAACAATGCTCTCAATGCTGTTCCTATTTATTCAAATGATAACGTGGGAACAGGGACAGGCAACTGGGAAGCGGAAAGACGCTCTATTACTTTTACAATTCCTAGCTCAGCTGTTGAAACTACGACATGCCTACAAATAGCTTGGGTTGGCCCAAATCCAGTTACAGGAGGAGATCAAACTACTTTCATTCAACTAGCAGACGTTAAGCTTGAGCGTGGCAGTGTAGCCACTCCTTATGTTGCACCTGATCGTATAGAGGAAATAGCTAAGACAGCTAGGTATTGCATGGTAATCTCTACTGGTGGTACAGGGCAGCAAGTGGGCTATATAGATACAGCAGGAAAAGCATCGTTTATGATACCAACTCAATCTACCATGAGGACAATACCAACTTATCAAACACAAAACCCACCTAACTTAAGAGTGGTTTACCCATCGGCGACCTCTGATAACGTAGAGGTGACTGGCATCTCTAGGTATGGTAACGCTATTCGCATAGTGGTGAATAAAGTTGGTGGTGGTAGCTTAAATACAGGAAACTATTCTACTGTTTTACAAGTAGATGACTCATACATTCTTGACGCGTCACTATAGGGGTAAGACATGAACAAGGTATATATTGAAAATCGTGAAGGGTCTTACACTTACGACTACCTCACCTTTAGCGAACCTTTGCCAGATGAAGCACCTAACCGCTACTACTGGCTGATGAAGCAAGAGCTTGCAGGTAAAGTGAAGATTGACGGAGAACCAGTGGTAGCGTCTGTTGATAAATATGCAGGGTCAGACCGGGAGGCAGCAGACATAGCAGCACAAGTTGAAACTACTGAGCGTAACTGGCGTGATGCAGAGCTTAGCAATGCTGACGTAGAAATATACAAGTTAGAGGACAGTGCAGGTGACACTGCAGCTTGGAGAGTTTACAGACAAGCTCTAAGGGACTACCCACAACAGCCTGACTTCCCAAATGGGTATAGACCAACCTTAGACTAATCAATTTAAAAGGAAACAAATATGGCTATTAATTTCCCTAATAGCCCAGTGAACGGCTCCACCTATGAACACGCAGGTATTCGATATACTTACGTGGTCACTGGTGCGACTGGATACTGGAAAGTGCTAACTCCTGGCACTACTGGCACAGCTACTTCCGCAGAAATTGATGCGGGTACAGATGGTGTCAAGTATATTGCACCCGCTAGTTTGGAAGGATCTAAGTATGAGGCTGGGTTGCATGCTGATGGCGTAAGCTATGACAACAGTGACGGTGGCTTAGAAGCTACTGTTGCTAACTTGCAGGAAACGATTGCGGCTATTCTTGATGAACGGCCTAATCCTAACTATATCATTAATGGTGAGTTCCAAGTATGGCAACGTGGTGACAACTTTACTGACTTTAGCTTTGGTGGGCAGGGTAATTACTGTGCTGATCGATGGACAAACAGGAACGGCACAGCAGATATTACCAGAACTAACGATGGGCCAACGGGGTTTTCCCGCTGTGCTGAGATTGTTAGCAAGACTGGTGACTACGCACAACTACGCACACCTGTAGAGTTAGACCTCTATGGTACTGAAGGCCAATTTGTAATTGGATCTACTTGGACTTTGAGTTGGTATGCTAGATCTGATACTCATACAACTACTTGTGGTGCTCATATGAATTGGGGTAACGGTAGTGGTTCTGAGGGTAGGGCTGATGGTTCAACAGATATACCAGCTGTTGGCACTCTTAGTTCTTCTTGGCAGCGATTCACATACACCTTTACTATTACCGCACCTGCAACAGCTAACACGAACTCTATTTTCCCACTTATCTACCTTAATAGCGCACCGCAAACTGGTGTTGAAGGTTTTATAACAGGTGTGAAGTTAGAGAAGGGCAGTATTGCTACTCGGTTTGAGCATGAGCCTTATGGTGATGTTTTGGCGAAGTGTCGGCGGTATTACCAAAATGGTCGTACCTCTTTCCAATACTCTAGCACACTTGATCCCTTATATATTGAGGCTACTGTTCAGTTTGCTGTTCAGATGCGAGTTAGTCCTATCGGTGCTGGAAATGGCATAAGAGTAACATCGGGACAAGGTAATGAAAATACAGCATCCCGTATAGGCTCTAGCAATACCTCAGAAGGTAACATAAGCTTAGCTCAGTCTGACGGTGCCGCTGGCAATGCTAGTGGGTTTTACAGGATGGCTACAAGTGGTGGTCTTGTAAACAACCGTAAGTACTTCTTCGTGTGGTTTGCTAACGCAGAATTAGAAGCATAATAATAATAACCTCTTCGGGGCCGTTTCCTTCTGGATTCGGCCCCTTTTTCGCTTTTATCACTTCCTGAGAGGCGCTTAAACGTCCTCTAAGAGCGTCTTAATCAAAGGTATGCAATGGTATTCCTGCTTAGAGAACGTTGCACACGAGCTAAATGGCACCTGTTTTCGGCCATGAAATCGGTAAAGTGACCTACCTGGTTGCGATGGTAGGCAATATGTGGGCGATTTATCAGTTTATTTATCAGTTAGTGAAATCTAAAAAATATTATATATGGTAACTGCTCGTGGCGCTTGGGTATATATGTGTAAAGGAGTCTCTTTTACCTTTTTCTATACTGATGGAGTTATGATATGAATAGATTTAACCGTGAAGTAACAAGAATGGATTGCATGTTTGCAGTCTTTGTTGTAATTGCAATGCTTGAACTAACACTTTAACACTAATACAAACTAAGGAAAACACTATGTTGATGTACACAAAAGAAAATCACATGACTTTTCGAGAGAAGTTGACTATCTGTGATGAACTGATTGCAGACTTCAATGATAAGAGCTGTAGGCCATTTTTGGATGAAAGTGGTTACAATGAAGTACAGCTTGAAAGAGCTTTACTTATTGACAATGAATGTCTTTGTGTAGCGCAAAGAATGACAGATGTGTCTTATTGCGAGCACTGGATTTGCGAGACTGGGGAGTACCTAATGGGGTTCAACGATGAGGACGAGCTAGTAGCAGAGATCAACATGTACGCCTAGTCTAACCCTAATGCCTATTCTATGAGTGGGCATTGTGGTCAATATTGGCCTTAACACTAATACAAACTAAAGGATATACCTATGTACACACTAAACAACATCATCGCTAAAGCACTGATTGAAGACAAAGTATCTGCGTCAGGCAGTGGGCATGTGCAATCACAGCTCGCATCTACTGTGGCTGCTGTTATCTACCAGATAAAGGGCGTGACAGTCGCTCAGTCAGTAGCACTTGCTGCGGTTGTCGCAGACAGTCTTACCGATGTAGACATACTGGTGGATGCATTCCTTGACTCGTTCTCGGGTACCAAGGTGTTCAGCAAGCAGGGTGATGTGGTTGAGCATGACCTGGGCATGACTGGTGACGAGGCAGTGGATATATTAGTTGAAGCTGGCATATTCACCAAGGAAGATGGTGTGGGTGATGAGCTAGTCAAGATACTAGAGCGTGACACAACCATCTACACACCTGCCAAGGCTGGGGCTGTGAAACGCAAGTTCAAGAACTACGGGCTTGAGAAAGATCAGGCGTCAGGTCTGTTACACAAGGCGATCAATGTGCTTGAGAACGTTGACTTCACAGTTGACACCAACATGCTAGTAATAGCTCGGCAGGTACAAGCTAGAACAGGTGGCCCAGCCAAGGACGATGAAGCACACGTTCTACACGGTTGTGCATCGATGTCAGGTGAACAAGCTTACAACAGTGAGTTCAAAGCTGATAGACGGTCACGACTGTACCAAGCAGCGTGTTCAGGGCCAAATGGTCAAGCTTCTGATCGCTCACGTGCGTTGATGGATCTACACGGTGTCGAGTACACTGATGAACAGATTCCAGAGATCAAGCGTGTAATACGTGCTGAAGTCATGGATATGGTCAAAGTACCTGAGTCCGAGGTTGGTAAGCTCATGGGTGAGGCAATAGCTGATCCTGTTACATTCATCATCAAGGAAGAGGCTAAGCCTAAGAAGGAACGTGATGTACCTAAGATGTGGTCGTTTGTTAAGGCTGCAATCATCTGGTCTGAGCTGGCTAAGGGCAATAAGCCTTACATTGGAATGGCAGTTGGCTTGGATGCCAAGTGTTCAGGCCCACAGTTGGGTGCATTGATGTCAGGTGATGCTAAGATAGCAGCAGCATGTGGCATGACGTTGACTCAGGTTAGCGATGCATACGAGCTTGCGATTGAACATCTAGACAAAGTGGGTCTTACTGGATTCACTCGTGCTGGTATCAAGAAAGCATACATGGGTATATTCTATGGTCAAGGATATGCAGCATTCATGGATTTCAAACAGCTTGCTAAGGACGAGCAGTTTGAGATACTTAGTATCTTCGAGGGTGTGAATCCTGCTGAGCACGAAGACCTTGCCAAGATGTTTCATGGTGCAGTGTCTAAGTCATTCGGGCCAAGCATGAATCAGCTACGTAAGCGATTCAAGAACTACATGGATCGTGTAGAAGGTCGTTGTGCTCATATGATGCCTGATGGGTTCAAGGTACAAATGAACTACAAGGTTAAGCACAACATCAACGATGTAGCGATGGATTTCGGTGTGGAAGCACCTGATGTGATCGTAGTTACTCCAAACTATGAGCACAAGTTCATCAAGCTGCAGTTGAAGACTTCGGTGGTTGATACTACCAGCTTTGTAAGAAATGGGTTTGTAAACCTGATTCAGGGTACAGACGCACTGATTGCTAAGCTGATCATAGTACATCTTGACCGACTTGGTGCTAAGCACGTGATTGCAGTTCATGACTGCTTTCGTGTGAACGTGACGGAGATGCACTTGCTTGAGGAAGCAATCAAATGTGCATACATGGATCTGTTTGGTAACGACTTCAACACCGCTACCGAATACTTGCCAGCAGGTACAGACATCATTGGTCTGTACTTTGCAGGTATGGATAAGTCACTGATCGAAGGTGAGAAAGGTGAACAAGGAAGCCAGTTCATCAAGACTCGAACAGGGCATGTGATCCGTAAGGCTCGCAAGCTGAATGGTACACCAATGAAGGATTTGATCCAGGCATTGGGTACATCATACTACTTTGCTAAGTAAGTAGTTAACTAGATG